TTATATCCGAGTCTTCAGTGCATATAACATTTCGAGCGCTTTACGTGGTGTCAAGTCATCCAGGTCAAGCTTGGACAACTCATCCAGTACCGGATGGGGCAGGCTGGCGAACAGATCGCTCTGGTGCGGCGCGGCCGGTTTCTTGCTGGCCTTGGCGGGGCTGGCGACCACTTTTTCATGGGGCAGGGCGGTGGTTTCCAGGCGGCTGAGGTGCTCGCGGGCGCGGGTGATCACGTCGTTCGGCACACCGGCCAACTGCGCCACGGCCAGGCCGTAACTCTGGCTGGCTGGCCCTGGCAGCACATGGTGCAGGAACACGATGCGCTCATTGTGCTCAGTGGCATTGAGGTGCACGTTGGCCACCAGCGGTTCGCTTTCCGGCAACACCGTCAGTTCGAAGTAGTGGGTGGCGAACAGCGTGTAGGCACGCAGATGCGCCAGGCGTTCGGCCGCCGCCCAGGCCAGGGATAGGCCGTCGAAGGTGCTGGTACCACGTCCCACTTCATCCATCAGCACCAGGCTACGCTCGGTGGCGTTGTGCAGGATGTTGGCGGTCTCGCTCATTTCCACCATGAAGGTCGAACGCCCACCGGCCAGGTCATCACTGGAACCGATCCGCGTGAAGATGCGGTCCACCAGGGACAGCTCGCAACTGGCTGCCGGCACAAAGCTGCCGATATGCGCCAACAACACGATCAACGCGGTCTGGCGCATGTAGGTGGATTTACCGCCCATGTTCGGACCGGTGATCACCAGCATGCGGGTATCGTCGTCCAGCGACAGATCGTTGGCGACGAACGGCGTGGTCAACACTTGTTCCACCACTGGGTGGCGACCTTGCACAATGCGCATGCAGGGCTCGCTGACAAACCGTGGGCAGTTCAAATCAAGATTCAGCGCTCGTTCTGCGAGGTTGCTTAGTACATCCAGCTCCGCCAGGGCGGCGGCGGTGTCTTGCAACGGCGCCAGGCGGCTGATCAGGTCCTCGAGCAAGGCTTCGTACAGCATCTTTTCCCGGGCCAGGGCGCGGCTTTTGGCCGACAGCGCCTTGTCTTCGAACTCCTTGAGCTCCGGGGTGATAAAACGCTCGGCGCCCTTGAGGGTCTGGCGACGTTGATAGTCGATAGGCGCCGACTCGGCTTGCTTGCTCGGCAGCTCGATGAAGTAGCCGTGAACCCGGTTGTAGCCGACCTTAAGGTTCGCCAAGCCGGTGCGGGCTTTTTCGCGGGCTTCCAGGTCAATCAGGAACTGCCCGGCGTTTTCGCTCAGGGACTGCAGCTCATCCAGCTCGCTGTCATAGCCGGTTTTCAACACGCCGCCATCACGGATGATCGCGGGCGGGTTGTCGATGATGGCTTTTTCCAGCAGTGCCGCGAGGTCCGGGTACGTGCCGGCAGTCACCGCCAGCTGTTGCAGGTGCGGCGTGTCCAGCTCGGTCATCGCCACTTGCAACTGCGGCAGGGCGCTCAAGGCATCACGCAGGCGCGCCAGGTCACGGGGCCGTGCATTGCGCAAACCGATCCGTGCCAGGATACGTTCGATATCGCCGATTTCTTTCAGTTGCGGCTGCAGCTTTTCAAAGCGATAGCCGTCCAGCAGGCAGGTAATAGACGTCTGACGCGCTTGCAGCACGGTCAAGTCCCGCAGCGGACGGTTCAGCCAACGGGTCAACAAGCGGCTGCCCATGGCGGTCTGGCAACGGTCGACCACCGATTGCAGGGTGTTATCGCGCCCACCGGCCAGGTTAGTGTCCAGCTCCAGGTTGCGACGGCTGGCGCCGTCGAGCACCACGGTATCGTCCAGGCGTTCATGACGCAGGCTGCGCAAATGCGGCAGGGCGGTGCGCTGGGTTTCCTTGGCATAGCTGAGCAAGCAACCCGCGGCGCCGATGGCCAGGGTCAGGGTTTCGCAGCCGAAGCCTTTAAGGTCCTGCACCGAAAACTGCTGGCACAGGCTTTTCAGCGCCGAATCACGCTCGAAATCCCACGGCGCACGACGCTTGGTCCCACGACGCTTCTCGGCGGGCAAATCCTTGGGCCAGTCATCCGGGATCAACAACTCCACCGGATTGATACGCTCAAGCTCCGCCAGCAGGTTCTCCCAGCCCTTGATCTCCAGCACACTGAAATTGCCACTGGTGATATCCAGCACCGACAGGCCGAACAGACGCTCATCCCCCAATACCGCAGCGATCAGGTTGTCGCGACGCTCATCCAGCAGAGCCTCATCACTCACCGTACCCGGCGTAATAATGCGCACCACCTGGCGTTCCACCGGCCCTTTACTGGTAGCCGGGTCGCCGATCTGCTCACAGATCACCACCGACTCGCCCAGCTTCACCAGCTTGACCAGGTAGCCTTCCAACGAGTGATAAGGAATCCCACACATCGGAATCGACTGCCCCGCCGACTGCCCGCGCGCGGTCAGGGTGATGTCCAGCAGCTTGGCGGCCTTCTTCGCGTCTTCATAGAAGATCTCGTAGAAGTCGCCCATGCGATAGAACATCAACTGATCAGGGTGCTGGTTTTTCAGGCGCCAGTACTGCTGCATCATCGGGGTGTGGGAGGATAGATCAGAAATTTGCTTATTCATCAGTGGGTTAGCTGTAATCTTCAAAAAGTGTGGGGCAAAAATGGGGCTATTTGCCTTGCTTTTGGATGCCTGCCCAGATGCGTTGCAACTCGGTCGGTGACTCGTCATCCATCCACTTGGCGTATACCTCAACCAACATGGTGAAGTCCTTGTGGCCCATCTGCTTTGCGATGAACGCAAGGTTACCACGAGCAGTCAGGCACCAGCAGGCGTAGGTGTGGCGAGTCTGATAAGGACGGCGCGGACGTATGCCGGATCGCTTCTGGATTGCTGCCCACTTGGTATTCCATGCGGTGGGGACATACCAGAAATTAATGATTTTCTTGCGTGCCTGTGTGGAAGGGGACAGTAGGGGAGTGACGCTCTCTTTCCGGCTCTCGTGCCTGTTCAGGAACACCTCAATGGAGCGTGCAGGGTGATTGGTAACGAGCGACATCAATACCCTGCAGGCTTCGACCGCTGGTGGCATCAATAATACTGAGCGCGGCTTTCCCGTTTTCGGTACTTTGAACGTGCCGTTGGCGGTAATGGCGCGGGTGATGTTGATCTGTCCTGCGCCCAAGTCGACGTCTTCAACAGCCAGCGCACATAACTCACCTGGTCTAAGCCCGGTATACACGGCTAAGGTGATCGCCGCCGAGTCCTGAGGGTGGATGCATCCTTTATCGATGAGCAGCTGGAATTCATCACGAGTGAGCGGATCCGGCTCCTGGCCTTGCATTGCGAACCGATTGCACGCTTCAGATAATCCCTTGCGGCAGTATCCATTGGTCTCGCACCAGCCCAAGAAACCGGCGAACGTCGCTAGGTAGTGATTGACAGTTGACGGCGCTCGATCAGCAATCAACAACGTCCTCAGTAACTGGATGTCTTCGGGCAGCAAAACGCCGGCGAGACGATCAAATCCGACCAAGGCAGTGCAGATGTCCAGGGCGTAGCCGTATTTCTCCTCGGTCATTGGCGTGATGTCGACAGCCTTAAGCGGTTTGTATCGCTCCAGCAGAGCCCCAAGCTTTTCGTCCTTGGCACTGCTGTAGTTGGTCGCGTGCTTCGAGTTGGGAAAGTGCCGGCCATAGTCAAAGTGGCCGGTTTTTATCTCATGAAGAATCGCCGCCCTTAATAGGGCGGCGTGTTTGATGTTGGCTTTGGTGATCGGAAGACCAAGGGATTCGCGGCAGCGTATACGCCGCCACATGAACACGACGCGCAGGTTGCCGCCGTGTATCTCAATCCCTTTGTGCTTTGCTAGCTCGGTCTCTAGGCCGCTTCCTGGGGTGCGCTCTCGGCCCACTTGTCATACTCCGTCATATTGATTGCTATACGGCCGTCTGGGGTCTTTCGCCAAATACGGCCTTGGGCCCAAGTGCCGTTTTTTACTTTGTGGCGAATAGCGTCTTCACTGTAGCCAGTAAGCTCCGAGGCGCGGTTGATCATTACCCATCTAGGGAAGCTCATGCTAAATCCTCCAGCATGTTAAATGGTGCGCCGACTGAGTTGCTGGATTGCAGTGAGCTCATGGAGGTTAAGAGCAAGGCTGAAAGTTCGTTATTCATTTCATTCACCGCTCATTGCGTATTTGGTTTTACTATTCGCTGATAACTCCGGTAGCAGGACTCTGGCTGGCTTGACCGTAAAACAAGTTCCCTCTATTTCAACCGTTTGAATGCCTCTTAGGAATCCAGTTATATCTATGTCAATGCCGTTTTTTAATCGGCGCTGATGCGCGGCGACAAGATGTAGAATAGGGCGCTTCCTGCCGGTAGCTGTAAGCGGTATAGATCTTGCGTAAAGCAGGGACTTAATTTGCTCAGGCATAGATCCCAATCGAGCTAAGCAATTGGACTCGCGTGCTTCAATTGTCCAGCAGTAGCGACTATCAGCTATGAATTGCATGGCGATTGAAGCCATAGCTTCCCGCCCTTTCAGTTCTTTTTCCGGCGTCGTTAGATATTGGCTGGTTTTGTACCGGCCAGCTACGTCGAAGCGTTGTTCGCACGCAACTACTTTGCCTTCTTTAGTTACACAAAAAAACGAGCGTTCACCTTCAACAAAGTGGTTTTCAGATGCGGCAATTATTATTTCGTACAGTTGTCCGCCCGAACGTCTGTGCCAAGTCTTTGGTAAGGTGTTGGCTTGTCGAACGTATGCCGTTTGAAAAAAACCTCCGTACTCATCGCTCGGCACTTGTACCGTTTTGGTAAAGCCTACACATCCGACGGTGGGTAAAGGGTCATTGTTAATGTCAAATTCCCAATCCCCAGCATTAGTTGAGCTGGGCGCTATGATGAATCTATCTTTGCTCGGAACGTAAGGGCCGACTCCTCTAATTAAATTCATCCGCTCCGGGTTGAGAGTGTTGGGGCCGGCGCCTTTGTTTTTCTTGATTCTAGTTTCAAAACATGTGATCAGAGCCGCAGCCACAGAGTCTTCGAATGAATCAGTTGTCCAGAGATCTTGATTGTCTGAGCATGATGGTTTCATTGTATTTCTCCTTGCTGTGCCATGCTCAGGGCAAGTGCCACGGGCTTGACCCAAATCGACACGTTGCTAAGCATGAACGTCTCCCCAGCCTCAGAAAGCAGCAGGGTCATGCCGAACACATCGGCCATCGCTCGGGCTGCAGCGCGCGGTACTGCGTTGCCAATCCGCTCCCGGTGGCTGCCGTCATTGATACCGTCCAGCCGGAATACACCTGCCTGTTCAATCTTGCGAACTCGCTGCATCCGCTCGATTTCATGGGCCGTCTGAGGATCGGTTGACCAGTACTCATCTGGATCAAAAAGCGATTGAAGCGCGGCAAGCTCCAGGGTGGTGAACGGGCGGTGCCAGGTGCCGTCGAGGCTGGTGATCATGCAGGTCAGCCGGTCATTGGGCGCTGGCATGCGCTGATCGGCAACCGACCACCGGCCGTTGTCGTGACAGGCGCTGGCGGACACTGCGCCGGCCGGCGTGTTGTAGTCGACCACTCCATAGTGCCCGCCGGTCAGATAAGCATCGCCCTTGGAGCGCGACATGCCTGGGCGCGGATCTGCGATCGATAGAGCTCCGCTGGCAACCTGTTGTGAGCCGGTTACGGTCTTGGCGCTCTCGCACCAGGGCGTGATCCTCAGCTTTTGGGTGCTGGCGTTCGGGTGCCAATTTTTGTAAGCAGGATCTGCCACGGCGAAAGCGCCTTGCCCGGTGGTGCTGCCGGCGATGACGGTGCCGGCCGGCTTGCTGTAGTCGGTGACCAGGTACTTGCCGAAGCCCTTGGACGGTTGCCGAGGATCTGCAACCGCCTGCCCGCCGGAGCTGGGGCCGTGCCCTGCGGTGACAGTGCCGGCGGCTTGGTCGTTGCGAACGACCCGGAATACGTTGTTGTGACGCTCGCCGCTCATGCGCGGGTCTGCAACGCTAAACGTCCCTTGCCCTGGGCTGCGCTGACCGGTTACCACACCACAGTGGCGGTTGTAGGGCAGCACGCCGTACTGGGTGTATTCAAATTTGCTGGTCGGGCGCGGATCTGCCACCGAAAACTTGCCGTTCATGGGCCGGCTCGCACCTGCAACCACGCCGGCTGTATCGTCCCAATCGACAACCCCGAGCACGCCGTTGTGGTATTCCGGCACGATCACGAAGTCACGAAGATGACCGTCCTCAATCGCAAACCGACTCAGGCTGCGCCAATCCTTGCCTGCCTCAACAAGAGCCAGGCGTACCCAAGTTTTCCACTGCAATGCCGGCACCCGGTGCATCGGCCCCGCCTGCTCGATATCGCCGGCCAGCGGCATGCGGCTCAGCACATCACCGACAGCGCGCAGGCTCCGCTTTTCAGGTTCATACAAGAACGCCGGGACCTGCTCTACGTGCCTGGCCACCAGCAAGAAACGCTTGCGGCTCTGTGCCAGCCCGCCAATTTCGCCACAGTCGTGGGTGGTTTCCGCCACCGCGTAGCCGTAATGGCGGAGCAGCTTGGTGATCTGATCCAGCAGGTAGCGACCACGGGTTGCTAGGCGCGGCACGTTTTCGAACACGATCAACTTCACCGGTTTGTGCTTCCAGGCTTCGCACATCAGCCACACACACCGCAACGTCAGCTCGTTGAGCGCCCGGTATTTGGGAGTCTGGCTCATTGTCTCGGAAAGCAGGCCCGATGCGCCCTTGCAGGGGCTGCTGATGAACACCGCGTCCGGGTCTTCGTTGCCGGCGGCGCGGCGCAGATCCTCGGCGGTGGCCTCGATCCAACCGGCTGGCGGCTGCTGGCCGTGGAACGCTGTGTACTGTTCTCTTGTGAACAGGTCCATCAGCGTGCCAGGAACACCTGTCATCATTTGGAAGTCGCGCAATCCGGCGGGGTCGACGTCGACCCCGCCAAGGCAACGCCATTCTGCCTGCACGGTGCCGAGGACTGGCTTGGAGTCGCTGAAGCCAGCGGCGCCGCTGCCCAGCCCACAGCAGAGGTGGAAGTGGGTGAGGGTGCGTTTAAGCATCACCAAGTCCTCCCGGTGGCAATGCATTGATCGCAGAACCCCATAGGCCAATCGCTGCAGGTTGGGCAACCCTGCTCGGCAGCGTTCGAGGCGTGCGTATACCCCAAGGCAGGCTGCGCGAGCGGGCGTACTGAAGCGGTTAGCGTTGCATCACTGAGCGCTGCCCCGCGCAGCTTTTCGTGGGGTATAAGTGCCTCGGCAGTGGCGCTGGGAGGAGCAATAATGCCTGCTGCTGCGCAGCAGAGACTGTTTGTTTCTGGCGTGTCGACACTATCTGCAGCGCGGAGCAAAGCGGACAGGGCGCTGGTGCTGTTCTGTTGGTTCTTCATGCCGCTTTCCTCCGATGTTCGATAGCGAGTTGGTCCATCAGCCGCTGGTGGTAAGTGTTGCGTGCTTCTGCGGGTGGCCAAGGACGGATGGTTTCAACCATGGGTTCGATGCCGACCAAGCAATCCCAGATAGCCGGATCGGGTGGCATGAGGTCGCGGCGTTCGGTAGCCAGCGCTATCAGGTCGGCTTTGTGGACGCTGGTGGGGAGTTCTGGTGCTATGTCGAACCGATCACAGACGCGCCACCAGATACAGTCCTCAAAGTGTTCATAGGCACTGATCCATTGCTTGAGTGGCCGCGTCATGTCGCCCAGGTACGCCTCGGGTGCGTCATGAAGCAAGGCCGCGAGTTTGTGTTCTTCCGGCACCAGCTCGGCGACGATGCAGCTGTGTTGTGCCACGCTGTAGAACTCACGGGTGTGGCCGTTGAAGCGGCAAAGGTGTGCCAGCGCGTGCGAGATGTCCCGTGGATCGATCATGTCGGCGTCGGGTTCAAGCAGGTCAAAGTGTTTGCCTGAGTGAGTAAGGATCCAGTTCATGCTGCCTCCTTAACGAGATCGGCCAGCAACAGGGCGTTGTCGGTTGCCTTGTGCAATTGGCGTAGGGCGTCATACCCAATCAGGGCTTTCAGCTGCCGATCAAATTCCTTGTTGTAACGGGTGAGGGCGCGCAGTGCCTTGGTGGCCTTGGTGTGTTGCTGTTGCAGTGTGCCCGCGACTTCTGGTGTCAGGCGCAGCATGGGAATGGCGCGGCTCATACGTCACCGCCGACTGCTTTTTGATTAAGGGGATGAGCGTCCGCTTCGGCTCTAAAAAATTGCGCTGCTTTGAGGGCTTCTTGGGGGCACATTGCTTCTGCTGGCTCGCGCAGTATCACCCAGCGGCCTTGGGGCCCAGCGATTGAGTCGTTTTCTGAGGTTGTTTCCAGTTTGGGTGCTACAGGACCTAGGGGCTGTTGCCGTTTGTATCTAAGCCATTGATATAAAAAAGAAAGCCCGCATCGTTGAAGATCTGACCCAACACCGATGCGAGCTTTCGATGCCCCGATTATTGCTCAGTGATGAGCATTGGTCGAAGCTGCGGGAAATTTTGCTGCACCAGACCATCTATGACAAGCGTGATCTACGAATGACCGTGGAAGGCATGCTGTACCGCATGCGTACCGGATGCCCCTGGAGAGACTTGCCCGAGGCGTTTGGCAACTGGAACAAGGTCTATAAACGCTTCAATGCGTGGTCGGCTTCAGGCAAGTGGATCAAAGTATTCAAGGCCGTAGTGGAAGACTCGGATATGGAATGGGTGTTCATCGATGGCAGCTATGCCAAGGCTCATCAGCACAGTGCCGGCGCTGTCGGCGGGCGTGACGAGGCCATAGGAAAAAGCCGGGCAGGCAACACCAGCAAGATCCACTTGGCGGTTGACGCCTACGGTCTGCCGATCGAGTTTGAAATCACGGGGGGCCAGATCAATGACTGCACCCAAGCCCCCAGCCTGATTGCCAAACTCGACAGGGCTGAAACGATCATCGCGGACAAGGGTTATGACAGCGAAAAAATACGCACTCAGATTGAGCGACAAGGCGCCAAGGTGGTGATCCCTAGAAAACGTAACTCATTGAAAGGAAACGGGGATCTTGATAAAGGGCTTTATCGGAACCGGCACTTGGTTGAGAACGCTTTCGCCCGATTGAAGCACTATCGGGCAGTGGCTTCTCGATTCGACAAGCTCAAACGAAACTATGAAAGCGTGCTAGCCATGGCATGCGCCTTCCTTTGGTTACCCATGTGAAACGGCAACAGCCCCTAGCAAAGCTGCCATGGCAAGAGCTTGGTCGCGGAGGGTAAGTGAATCGCGCTCGAGTTTTTTGCCGGTGCGGAATGCGCTAAATGTTTCTGCCGCAATTCGCAGTTTCTCGGCGATATCCAGGAGAGTTTGACGCGCTGGTTCCCCCAATTTCGACGCCGCCAGTGCCTGCTTATAGTGGGCATACAGTTGCTTATGGTTGCCCTGGGCCTGATCAAGCAAAAGCTTCAGGTCCTGAATCTCACCGGCGCTATCCGATTGCTGAATAGCCTTGCCTTCATCAATACCTTCGATGCGGCCGTCAATCAGGCCCCCTCGATAACCGACCCAATAGAGGATCGCGGCGGCGATGATGATGCTGATCAATGCGAGGATTTGAATCGCAGTCATGTGGTGTGCTCCTGGTAGTGAGTTCTGGCTGGTGGTGGCAGCCAATTGGTGTGTTATTCGTCGTGTGGGTCTGGTGGATCTGCGAGGCCGCACATCAGCTTGGCCTGGTGCGGCATGTAACCTTCCTCTCGCAGGGCGTCGTAGCGCTGATAGTCGGCGGCAAAGTAGCTGCACTCATCACACAGTCGGCTGGCCTTTTCGTCGGCAGACAACCGTGTATCGCAGTGTCGGCATTGATCGAGTAGAGACATGTCACACCTCGTCGCCGGCAGCTTCTGGTCGCGGCATGTCTTCATCCGCCCGATAGGCGCGAATGTCGATTAGCGAGGCCACGTGCCTGATATGGGCGTACTTTGGTGCCTTACGGCTGTTTACCAGCGTTGTCATAGGCAGCTGAATGCGGCCGGTGGCGATCTCTGCTGCAAAGGAGTCTTTGTTGAGGTTTCGAAAGTACCGCTCACGCACCTTTTCAACGGGGATCAATACGTCTCCGAATGTCCGGTACAGCAGTTCGACTGTTGCAGGATCAGGTGCGGGCAGCAGCCGCAATGGCTGCTGGTCGGCGTGTGCACTCATTCGGCCTCCGGCTTGCAAAGGGCGTGCGCCTTGTTTCGAGGGCTCGATAGCAGCGTGATCAGTGCAGGATCAATCAGTGTGTGGGCCATTGTGTTTCTTCCGTTGGGGGTGATTCCAGGCATTCAGGCAGTGGCGTTTGGTCAACTCCCGCAGATGCTCCGGCACTTCGAGGAGCGCGGCGTTGCGCTCCTCGCGTGTGCGCATGGCTATGATCTGGCGGGCGTACTCCCTAGGCCACGTCACGGTTGTCTGCCGGAATGGCTGGCAGTTCGAGGCTTAGCTGTTCAGCGAGCCAGCGAATACCGGCCTGCCGGACCTTGGTCGACTGGCTGTACTGCATGCCGGCGGTTTCGTGGAACCAGTTGCTGTTCTTGACTCGCAAATACTCGCGATCACGCACGGGGAACGCCGGTAGGTTGCGATCATTGAGCAAGCCTTTTTCACGCATGAGCGAGATGAGCTTGGGGCGGGTGAGGCCGAAGTATTTAGCGGCTTTTTCCAGGCTACGTTCCATTGCGACCTCCTATGCTGCATGCGCGGCGGGGGTCGCCGTGTCAGCCAGGTGGGTGATGGACTCGGCAACCATGGAGTAAATCTCCGCATCAGTCCCACACACCGTGAAGCACTTGGTGCGAGGTTTCCTGACGCCGATGCTCATGATTGTCGTGATGCCGGTGCGGGTTTTGTTGCGATGGATGGCCAGGTTGATCGGTTGCTCGAAACCCATATCGAGGCTGAGCGCACCGCCGGTTTGCACCAAGTCGAACACACGCTGCTTGTGTTCGATCTCGAAAACACCGTAGCGCCTGTCTGCATGCGGCAGAGTTGAATCGCCAGGGCTGGTTGGTCCGTTAACAATCTCCTCAATGAAGTCCGCTAGCTTGAGGTGCATTTTTTTGCTGTTGGTCAGGGTCAGCGTGTGGCGTTCGCTGCCCAGTTCAACAGTAAAGTGGGTATCGACTTTGCGGCGCTCAACTTTCAGGCGGAAGGCCAGGGCGTCACGCTGAGCCTCGGCCCGCAGAAGATGATTGAAGGTCTCGGTCAAATTGACCTGTGCCTTGAGCAGGGTCAGCGTGCGGTTGTCTAGTTTGTACTTGCTCATGCTGCTTGCCCTCCGCCATTCGGATCGAATGGAGCGGGCGCAGAGCGCTGTTTCAGCTTGGGTTTGGACGCGATGAAAGCGCAGCCGAGGTCTTGTGCCAGGCGGCGGATTTCAAAGATGCGGGAGGGGTTAGCAGCGGCCGGGTGGACGTGAAGGGTTGCTGTGGTGTGCATGGTGTTGCCTCGCTCTGTGGTGGAAGAGTGAGGCAAGTAAACAATATGTTTGGTTTCGCGTCAAAACATTTTGTTTGGGTTTAGATGAGAGAAGGTCCTTTCAGTGGCCTGATCGATGACCACCAGAAGATCCGGCCCAATATCACGACGCGTTGAGCCATAATCTGATCAAAATCATAATCTTCGTCAGCGTACTCATCGGAATTGAAACTCCTCATTTTCACTCCATTAGGGGTGCGTTGGAGAAATTTGATTCGGAAGTGACCATCGTGGTCTATTGCGTATATTTCACCATCAATTATTCGGGTCATTCCCTTATCAATACCGACGGTTGCACCAGAAAGAATCAATGGATGGTTGCTGTTGCCGCTATTTGTGGCGAACACTGCGTTCGATGGATCAACGCCACAACTTCTCATCGTCGCCCTCGAAAATCGCAGCTTTGGTCCCGTAATTTCTTGAACCTCTGTGCGAGCTACCTTTCCTGGGCCTGATGAGAGTTCAACTTCCTTGTAGAGCCTCAACTCAACCTCATCTTCTTCTAATGGTGTGTGTGAATCCCATGGGGCCATGGGTTCAAGGACGTAAAGGGGGGAGTCATTGGCAGCCTTTGGCGCACTCCCTCGTGCGGTATTCGAGTTTCGCATGGGGACGTCTTTCCCCTCCAGCCATTCGCGTTCAACAGCCAAGGTCATAGCGACTTGACCCGCCATATAGGCAGGGACACCTCTCGCCTTCCAGTTGGTGACGTTCTGATCGTTTTCCAGATCCAGCAGACGGGCGAGCTCCGCGCCGGAGAGTCCGGAGTCTTCCAGGGCTTGACGAAAGCGCTGGCCTTTAAGGCGTTGTGGGTGTTTGTTCATAAACAGAATGTTACAGCCCTTGCATAAAAATGATAACAAACGTATTGTTTGGTTCTGTCATTCTTTTTGTTTGCATAAGGTGATGTCATGACTACGCCTGACCAGGTGTTCGATTTGATAGTGCTAGTAGCTGAACGGGCCGGTAAAAGCCCCTCGCAACTCGCACGAGAATGCAATGTCAGCCCACAGCGCTTTTTCAATTGGCGACATAGGGGGATTCCAGTTGCCCAAGTTCGTCCACTTGCGAAGGCTTTAGCTTGGGGACTTTTGCCTCATGAGTTGAGACCGGATTTGCCAGATATTTTTCCTGCGCCAGTTCAGGCCGTTTCGGCTCAGGCGGCATAGGGCGCTAAGAAAAAAGGCGGCCTACGGGCCGCCCAGTTCCTCCCGGCACACACCACCACAGTGCTGTCGGGTCGCGATCAAGGTAGGAGGGCACACCACATGCAAACCACCTCCCTTTATCGCGCTGCCAAGACACGGATGTCTTGGGTTGCTGCCTTTTCCACCACAGATTAGGCAGCTGTTGCGCCAGAGGTGAGAGACGGATCGCTCACCTTGGCACGGTGCCGGTTTCGATCTTGAGGATCTTGCCGGCGTTTGGGCCCTTTCAAGCCACGCGGCAAATGTAACACCACTGCACGCCGCGCGGCACTGGCAACTTATAAGGATTAATGCCATGAGCCGAATTGCTCTGAGTTGCGTTGATCGAGCACAACGGGAAGTCCTGACGCTCGAATTAGCGCTGTACCACGCCGCACGGGATTATCCAGGCGGTGCAGCTGCAATCGCAGCCACCACCGGCCGTAATGCCACCACTTTGCAACACAAGTTGTCTCCCACTCATCCCTCGCACACCGTCAATATCCAAGAGTTTGGCGAGATCCTCGAACTCACCAAGGACCGCCGCATACTCGATGCGGTGCATGCCCTCGTCGGCGATACGATCTGGCAGGAGCTGGCTGAGGCGTACACCAACGACATGCCAGAGACCCTGACCACGGGTATCGCCATGTTTTTCAGGCAGGTTGCCGATTTGTCGGAAACCTGGGCTAAGCATATTGGTGACGGCAAGGTTGATGACCGAGAGTTGGCTGAGATACGCCAGCTAGTATTTCGCGGCATCCAGGGTTTGTTGGGCATGTATAACCGCGCCCGTTACGTCAATCAGACGACTTGCGGGGTGGACCGTGGCTGATATCGCTGACTTTGCCAATGACCTGATGCAAGAGCGCATCGATCAGGCACTTGCTGCACGCAATGCCAATAAACCTGCGATCTCCACGCATTCGCTTATGTTTTGCGAAGGCTGCGACGAGGCTATCCCTCTGGAACGCCGACTTGCCATCGCTGGCTGCACCCAGTGTGTGATCTGCCAATCCATCGACGAAGCTAGGAAAGCTCGCCATGCTCGATGATGTACTGAATCAGTTCGCGGATTACGGACTGGAGCCTTCACAGCCATTGGTATTCGGCAAGCTTACCCGCTGCAAAACCACTCAGGATAAAGGCAAAGAGAAAAACGGCTGGTACGTCATCCACGAACATCGCACCGAAAAAAACGAAATATTGATCTTCGGCAGCTTCGGTGATTGGCGTTCAGGCGATACCCAAAAGATCAAGGTCAAGGCCGGGCGCATGAGCCCTGAAGAGCGCGAAGTTATGCGCGCGCGCCAAGAAGATGCCAAACGCAAGGCCGCTGAGATCGCTGCCAACGCATCACGCCGAGCGGCCAACCGTGCTGCCAGCTTGTTCAAGCGCATGCCCGAAAAAGGTAAAAGCGCCTATCTGGATCGTAAGCAGATCGTAGGATTCAGGGTTCGCTATGCGCCCCGCACCGGCGCTTTTTTAGTGCCCATGTGCAACGTGCGTGACCAGATCGTCGGCCTGCAGGTGATCTTTCCTGCGAAGCAAGAGGAAACCGGGCGCGACAAAGCGTATTGGCCCTACGGTATGTCGAAGGAAGGCGCATTCCACCTGATCGGCCCACACCCTGAACCCGGAGAGCCGGTGCTGGTGTGTGAGGGCTACGCCACGGGCGCAAGCCTGCACATGGCGACCTCGCTCCCTGTCGCCATCGCTTTCGACGCTGGCAACCTGCTTCCTGTTTCCAAAGCGATGCGCGAGCGCTTCCCCGGCTGCCCGTTGATCATCTGCCGGGACGACGACTGGAAAACGAAGCGTCCCAACGGTGACCCTTGGAACCCAGGTGAAGAGAAAGCCAACAATGCCGCGCTGGTCGTCGGTGGTCAGGTAGTTGCCCCGGTGTTCTCCGGCGAACGTGAGATCAAGTGGACCGACTTCAACGACCTGCACGTCGCCGAAGGATTGGAGGCCGTCCGCCGCCAGGTGCTTGCGGTGGTCAAGCCTCCTGCAGCGGGTGGCTGGAAGGACCAACTGGCCCGCACCGAAAACGGCTCCCTGATTGCGCACATGCAGAACGTAGAGCTGATCCTGGGCAATGATGAACGCTGGGCCGGTGTGATCGGCTTTAGCGCCTTCAGTTCCAAGATCGTCAAGTTACGGGCTGCACCTTACGGAGGCGGTGTTGGTGATTGGGCGGATATCGACGATGTGCTGGTGATGAAGTGGCTTGCGCAACAGTACAACCTTCGAGTGAAGGCCAGCAGCGTAATTGAGGCGGTCAGCGTGGTTGCTCATAACCATGCGTTTCATCCGGTACGCGACTACTTGAATGATTTGGAGTGGGATCGTGTTCCACGACTGGATACCTGGTTGACGGACATCATGGGTGTGGTCGCCACGGATTACAGCTCGAAGGTTGGTAAGCGTTGGATGGTCTCAGCGGTCGGGCGAGTGATGCAGCCGGGTTGTAAGGCTGACTCGGTGATGATTCTTGAAGGGGCACAGGGGGCCGGTAAGTCTACGGCAATGGCAGTGCTGGGCGGTGCTTGGTTCATGGATACCCCTTTTGCTTTGGGCGACAAAGATGGGTTCCAGGCGATCCGTGGTAAATGGATCATCGAGCTGGGGGAACTTGATAGTTTCAACAAAGCTGAATCGACAAAGGCGAAGCAGTTTTTCTCGGCGTCAACTGACACCTATCGAGAGAGCTATGGACGCAGAACGATGGACGTGCCACGCCAGTGTGTTTTTGTGGGCACCACAAACCAAGACGAATATCTCAAAGATGCAACGGGCAACCGGCGTTACTGGCCGGTCGCTTGTACCAAGGTCGATTTGGACCAGTTGCGCGAAGTCCGTGACCAGCTTTGGGCCGAAGCGATGTTCTGTTATCAGTCCGGGGACATCTGGTGGGTTAACCGTGATGAGGCCCCACTGTTCGCTGAAGCGCAGGAATCGCGCTTTGTCGTGGATGAATGGGAAGGACCGATTCTCAAATGGCTCGAAGAGTCGCAGATCGGCGCTACAGCTAGCGGCGAGGATGTTTTAGCCGGCGCTTTGAAACTCGATTACGGCCATTGGGGCAAGCCCGAGCAGATGCGTGTGGGTGCAATTATGCATCGCCTCGGATGGAGAAAGGTGCGACTGCCACCGTTGCCGAAAAGTGGTATTCGGCCATATGCCTACAAGAAGCCAGATCATTGGGGCGGTGCATCAGCGCTGCAGGTTGAGGGTGCGCGGGATGAGGAGCCTTGCTTTGATTAAGCGAATCGATGAAATGCTAAAGCTTTGGGCTCAGGATCTGCATTCTCCGGTTCCAGAAAACTCTGGCGGGCCGAGCGGCGGCAACATGATCGCCATGCTGATGGAGTGCAAGGGGGAGTTGATACGTGGCACGCGTGGAAGTCGGGTGTTGCTGGATGAATCAGCCGACATTGAGCTGATCGTCAACAAACATTTGGCGCCTGAACTGGCAGTGGTGGTGTGGGAGCACTATTGCAATCAGGAAAGCTTCCTCTCCCAGAAGATGTTGCATTGCGGATGCAGCGCGCCAACGTATTACCGTCGCTTGCACGATGCTCATGTGAGCATTGATGGCCTCCTCATGGGCAAAGCCGCATGAGCCTGGGTACTACTCTATCAATTCGTGTCCTACTGTCCGACCTTGTCCTACCTGCATTTTGCAAGGTAGGACTGCCACAGGCCGCGCCGTTCGGGGCCTGTCCTACTACCCTACCTCCCACAGCACTCTGCGCATGTGAGCGTAGCGCGATGCATAACGCGCCGTTGGCGCGCACGCGTGTTTTAACTTTCTTCCTTTACACGAGAAAAAGTTAAAAAAGGTAGGGCAGTAGGGCAAGCCCACGAATTCAGGGGCCTGTAGCTGTCCTACCTTATTTCAAAATAGTAGGGCAGGTAAGACAGCGCCGGAGGCGCTTGGAGCCGAAGTAAAGATATTCACCGACATTGCCAGGACGTTGACCAGATATTGGCCGGGTGGCATTAAAACAGGCTTGCTGCCATGAGAATCCACCTGTAAAAAGTACCCATCTTCGATAGGTGCGACCGCAAGCAGCGGGACACACCACCACACCAAACCCGGCCACTGCGCCGGGTTTTTGCGTTTATGGGGAAAGGCAATGACGAACGAGCAGCAAGCGCTTATTGATATGCCGGTCTGGATGGTGATCCTTCTGTCCCTGGTCGGCGGCATATCCGGCGAGGCATGGCGGGCCGATAAAGCGGGGGCAAGCGGTTGGTCCTTGGTCCGCCGTTTGGTGCTTCGATCCGGGGCCTGTGTGGTCTGCGGGCTTTCCACCATGATGTTGCTGCACGCTTCGGGCATGTCGGTCCTGGCGGCGGGTAGCATTGGGTGCCTCACCGCGATGGCCGGGGCCGACGTTGCCATCGGGCTGTACGAACGCTGGGCTGCCAAGCGGTTGGGCGTGTGCGATGTGCCTCCCTCGGGCAGCGGTCAGGCATGATGTGCTGGAGGCTACGTAATACGTGGCTTTCAGGATTATGCATCAAAATGGTGCATCGAGAAGTCGCCGGGGACCCTGGGGACATTAGAGGGACACGGGGCATGAAACCCGCGGAGAAGCGTTAGCGGCTAGGTTTACCACGTTGGTTGACAGAGGTTGACGGTGGTTGACAGTCATAGGTTGACAGGAGGTTTACATGACCATTTTGAGCCGTACGGAATATGCGGCAAGTAAGGGCTGGTCCCGTCAATACGTTGGTAAATTGGTCCAGCGTGGCCGTCTTGTGCTGACACTGGACGGAAAAGTGGACGTTGAGGCAAGTGAGCAATATCTCGCAATGACTAGCGATCCCGCCCGTAGTAATTCGCTTGGCAACGTTCCGCTGGTCCTCGGCATCCAAGAGCGAGAGCCGGCATTTCCTCATGCTTCGCCGGGCGCGATTCCCACGGCTGCGCCGGACTACCAAAAAGCACGTACCCGGCTTGCGCTAGCCCAAGCTGAAAAGGCTGAGAGCGAAGTACTTAGAGCGAACGGTGAGTTGGTTGAGCGATCAGTCGTCGATGAGGCCGCTTTCGCATCAGGTCGGATGGTTCGCGATCTGCTATTGGCGCTGCCGCCTAAGCTGGCCCCAGAACTTTCAGCAATGAGTGATTCCTGGGATATAGAAAAACACCTGATGAAAGAGCTCCGTAGTGTGCTTGAGGATGCCGAGCGCATTTCCACTGAAGACTTTATTCATGCTGTAACGACTACGAGCTAAGCCTATGCCTGCCGAATATGCCAACGGTGCAGAGGTGTACCGCGAAGCGTATTACCGTGGGCTGCGTCCAGAGCCAGCGCTTTGGGTTGATGAGTGGGCCGATGAGTACATGCGCATTCCGCGTGATACAGGTGCCGCCGAGCCAGGTAAATACCGTACATCGCGAACACCTTATGCTCGCGAGCCGATGCGGTGCTTGTCGCCATCGCATCGATGCAAACGTGTGGTCACTATGGTGGCCTCGCAACTTATGAAAACGCAGATCGCCTTGAATTGGATCGGTGGTCTGATCCACATGGCACCTTCCAACATCCTGACCTTGTTGCCGAGTTTGGGGCTGGCCAAACGGGTGTCCTCGCGAATTAGCAAGACAATCAAGGCAACGCCCGTATTGCGGGAGCGTGTCGCCTCTAGTCGTTCGCGTGATTCACGCAACACCATGGACACTAAAGAGTTTGAGGGTGGGTCGCTGTACGTCACCACGGCTGGCTCTGCGGCCAACTTGGCCGAGCTGTCGGCGCGCTACGTGTACGGCGATGAAATTGACCGCTGGGAAGTCGACGTAGGCGAAGAGGGCGACCCCATCGAACTGGCGGAAACGCGGGGAAGTACCTTCGGCCGCAATGCGAAGTTCTATTTCTCCAGTTCGCCGACGATCAAGGGCGCCTCGCGAATCGACGATCTGTTCGAGGGTAGCGACCAGCGTTACTACTACGTGCCGTGCCCGTCCTGCGGGCACATGCAGACCCTGGAGTGGGAGCGGCTGCATTACTCCCAGGACTTCAGCATCGTGCATTACGAGTGCGCCGCGCCTGACTGCGACGTGCTGATTGAGGAACATCACAAGGGCGACATGCTCGCCCGTGGTGAGTGGCGTGCCCATGCCAAAGGCGATGGCGAGACAGTCGGCTTCCACCTCAACGCTCTGTATTCACCCTTGGGTTGGACGGGCTGGAAGTCGCTGGCGAAGCAATTCGAAAAGGCGAAAAAAGCCCAGGCCAAAGGCGACCTTGAGCCCATGCAGGTGTTCTATAACACCCGTCTGGCTAAGGTGTGGGACAGCGCGCAAGAGCAGACCAAGGCATCGGTGCTGATCGAGCGGGCGCGCCGGGAAGGCTTCTCCCTCGGTGCGATGCCCACCGCCGTGATGATGATCACGGGCGCTGTCGACGTGCAGGCTGATCGCCTGGAGTTCATGGCAATGGGCTGGGGCGTCGGCATGGAGCGCTGGGTCATCGATCACCGTGTGATCGCGGGCGACCCCTCGGACGAACGCACCTGGGCTGTACTGGATGAACTACTGAAAGAGCGGTACCGGCATCCCTGTGGTGTTGGCCTGGGCATTCTCGCGGTCGCCGTCGACTCCGGCGGTCATCACACCGACGAGGTCTACCAGTTCTGCCGCGTGCGACGCTGGCGCAACATCTTCGCCATCAAAGGCGCGAGCAAGCCGGGTAAGCCGGTGATCGCTCAGCGGCCGTCCATGGTGGATGTGACCTGGAAGGGCCAGACCGAACGCGGTGGCGCCGAGCTGTGGTTTGTCGGTACCGACACTGCAAAGGACTGGATCTACAACCGCTACCCGTTCGAATCGGGGCCCGGCGCGCTGCACTTTGCCAACGACCTGCCGGACGAGTTCTTCGCCCAGTGCGTGGCCGAGCGCAAGGTCGCCAAGTACGTGCGCGGCCACAAGCGTATCGAGTGGATTAAGGGCAAGGCCGAGCGCAACGAAGCCCTCGACCTGATGGTGTATTGCCTGGCGATGGCGCATTACCTCGGCATCAACCGGTATCAGGAACATGACTGGGACCGGGTACGTAACTCGCTGGCCCAGGCCGGTTTGTTCGATGAAAAGGTGGTCGCCGCTGAGCGTGTCACGGTTTCCGCACAGGCTCCCGCGACACCGCAAGTGGCGCTGCAACCCGTTGCCCCGGTCGCCCAACCGCGACCTGTTGCGCCCCCACAACGGCGCAGCTCCAGCAGCGGATATCTGAAGAGACGGTAGTTCAGGTCAGTCCAATTAAAGGGCTGATAATTCTGGCTCCGAGCCCGAGTGCCTCAGATACCAGTCCGCGAGCAACCTCTTTACCACCTTCTTTGGCGGTGGTCGCAAGCTGCTCCCCGATGGGGGTGGTCGAGGCAATACTTTTTGGAATGGCCTTAAGAACTTCAAGACCCTTCGCTGTAAGTATTGCATCGTCAACGCGAAGGTATGGATAAGTCTTGCAGGTGAGATAACCCGCTTGCATTAGCCAATCAGCTGTAGCGATAAAAAACTCCGCGTCCTCGGTCGGCACCTCAGTGCCATAACGCTCATCGTACTGCATCGCATTGTCGACGAATGCGCCCGCCATGAGCATTTTAGGAAGAGGAAAACTTTGGTAAAGCTCGGCAAAAATTTTGCCGGTGATCTCATCAAACTTTTCAATATTGGAGACGGTCATGTCAGAAAACCTCAAGGATAAGGGGCTGCGAGCACAGGAATTTAAAGCCGCAGCCGAGCTTCAGCAAGAACTGCGAAGAGTGGTTACAGATCAATTGACAGGAAGAATGGACTGGGTGCGGGCTATTACCTACTGGCGAACACGGCTTCCAGACATTGGATCTGATGAGTTAGCCGATGCGCTCGCCCATGTATTGGCGGGAGGCAGTTTCAAGCAAGACATTCAGTCGAGAAACCAGAACTTTACCTGACGGTTGTAGAACGCCGTCAGTTCCCTCCAGAGCCATTGTTATGTCATTCACTCAGAAGCACCTCGAAGCCATCGAGCGCGCCATTGCGCGCGGTGAAAAGACCGTGCGCTACAGCGACCGCACGGTGGAATACCGCTCCATCGACGAACTGCTCAAGGCCCGCGACGAGATTCGCACGTCGCTGACCAACGCCGCCGGGCCGCGCTCTCGCGTGGTTCGGCTCATGCATGGAGGCAAAGGACTCTAATGGCACGACACTATCCGACGCTGACCCGTAATGGATTCTTGCTGCCGTCGAACATCAAGGCCAGTTACGAAGGCGCGGGTGAGGGCCGACGCTCGGCCAGCTGGGAAGCTACCGACAACGGCATCAACAGCATCAACACCCCGGCTCTGCGTAACCTGCGGGCGCGTTCACGGGCGGCGGTGCGCAATGACCCGTACGCCTTCAATGTCATCGACAAGCGCGTCAGCAACCTGATCGGCACCGGCATTACCCCCAGGCCGACCACGGATGACGCGGAACTGCGCAAACTCCAGCAGCAATTGTGGGACGACTGGGTTGACGAAGCGGACGCCGATGAACTGACCGACTTCTACGGCATGCAGGCCCTGGTGGCGCGCACGGTTGAAACGGCCGGTGAGTGCTTTGTGCGGTTGCGGCCGCGCAGCCTAAGTGAGGGGTTAGCGGTGCCGCTACAACTGCAGGCGCTGGCACCTGAGTTTGTCCCACATGACAAGTTCGAGACGGCCAAAAACGGCAACGTCATCCGCGCCGGGATCGAGTTCAATCCGGCCGGCAAGCGTGTGGCGTACTGGATGTACTTGTCGCACCCTCGCGATTCGTCGTCGTTAAACGTCGGTTACAACCAGCTGGTGCGCGTACCGTCGACACAGGTGCTGCACATCTTCGAACCGATGGAGCCTGGGCAACTGCGCGGCGTGCCGCGTCTGGCGCCTGTACTGAAACGCCTGCGCAGCCTGGACAACTACGATGACGCGGTGTTGTTCCGCCAGGAGGTGGCAAATCTGTTTGCTGGCTTCATCAAGCGCCCCGCGCCGGACAGCGGGCACCAACCGCGTGACCCAGTAACGGGGCAACTGCTGACCACCGACCGCGACGGCTTCACACCGATGGTGGCCCTAGAGCCCGGCACCATGCAGGAGCTGGGGCCAGGTGAAGAGGTGGAATTCTCCAAACCGCCGGACGCCGGCAACAACTACCCGGACTTCATGCGGCAGCAGCTGATGGCTGCGGCGGCGGGTTCGGGCACGCCGTACGAGATCCTTACCGGCGATATGCGAGAGGTCAACGACCGGGCCCTGCGGGTGGTACTCAACGAGTTCCGGCGCCGCCTGGAGCAGCTGCAATTTGGCGTCTACGTGCATCAGCTGTGTCGTCCGGTGCGCGCTGCCTGGATGGACATGGCGGTGCTGTCCGGCGCCCTGGTGCTGGAAGACTACGCCCAACGTCGGCGCGAATACCTGCGCACACGCTGGGTGCCACAAGGCTGGGCCTACATTCAGCCGGTGCAGGACGTCCAGGCGCGGCGGATGGAAGTGCAGGCAGGCTTCGGTTCACGCAGCGAGATGTGTCTGCGCAACGGATACGACGCGGAAACCATCGACGCGGAAAACGCGGCCGACCTCGCCAGGTCCACCGATCTGGGCCTCAACTACACCACGCTTGATGCCATCGAGCCGATGGATGACAAGGAACAACCATGAGTAAAAAAGCGATCCCGCGCATTTATGACAAGGCTGGCAAGCAGGTAAAAGTCGCGGATAAAAGTTGGTACACCTTCCAGGCCAGCGGCGAAGCCGAGCAACAGACCATTGAGGTCTTTGTATACGGCGAGATCGGCACCTGGGGTGTCAGCGCTAACCAGTTTGTTCAGGACCTGCGGGCGATGGATGACGGCGTTTCCCCTGTCGTTGTGGCGTTCAACAGCATTGGCGGCGACCTATTCGACGGCCTGGCTATTCACAACGCGCTGTCGCGCTTGGGCGAACGCTGTACCGGGCGCATTGATGCGCTGGCGGCCAGCGCGGCCAGTGTTGCTGTGTGTGGCGCTCACCGGGTGGTCATCGCGGCCAATGCGATGCTGATGATCCACAACCCCTACACCTTTACCGGCGGTGATGCCGAGGACTTTCGGCGTGTCGCCGACGTGCTGGACCAGACGCTGGAAGCGATCATTGCGGCCTACAAGTCCAAAGCGCCGGACATCGACGAGGCCGAGCTGCGGCGCATGGTTAACGCCGAAACCTGGCTGACGGCCAACGAAGCAGTGGCCTTGGGCTTGGCCGATGAAGTGGGCGACGGGCTGAAGGTGAAAGCCTGCCTCGGGCAGGGCAGCGTGTTGCAACGCTTCCAGAACGCCCCGGCTGAATTGCTGGCTCAGTTGGACGAAGAGCCGGATGTAGAGCCGACTGGTCCTGTAAACCCTGCGGATCCAGCACCCGTATTGGACGCTGCCGGATTGGCGTTGATGGTTACCAAGGGGTGTGCGGCGGCTGGCATCAGCAACCTGGTGGACCCGATACTCGCTTCGACGAAGCTGGAAAGCGAAGCGGTAGTCACTGCGGCGCTGACCAAGGCGAAAGCGCTGCACGGCCTGTGTGTCGCGGCACGATTGCCGGAACTGACCGGCGAATTTCTGGCTGCCGGTCTGGATGAAGCTGCTGTCAGGGCGCGCCTGTTCGACAAGCTGGTAAGCAGCGGTGGCGGTTTTGAAATCAACAACAGTCTGCCGCTCGACAATGATCCGGCACCCACTATCAAGGCCAAACAGGTCGACAGTCATTCAATCTGGGCAAGCCGGCAGGCGGCGCAGAACGGAACCTCGAAAGGAGTAAGAGCATGAAAACTGAATCGATGCACGCGGGCGAGTTCCTACTGTCCGAAGGCGCTGGCAACATTTCCCGCGAAGCGATCAACGTAGCGGCAGGGCCTGCCCTGGAACCGGGCCAGATCCTCGGCCTGGTCACAGCCAGCGGTGAGTTTGCGCCTTATAAAGCGACAGCTGAGGACGGCACCGAAAACGCCGTGGCGATCCTCTACGGGCCTTTAAGCGAATCCGATGTTGTCCGGCGCGGTCGTGCCATCGTGCGGCTGGCTGAGGTCAGCGAGGCGCATTTGACCGGCCTCGACCCCGCCGCTGAAAAAGCCCTGGCCGCCCATTTCGTGATCGTCCGCTAAGGCTTTCAATCATCTATCCATCCCGCCGAGTGCGGGATTTTTCGTTTCTGGAGAGTACCCCATGGCCGATATCGCCATTTTTGAAGACGATGCGTTCAGCGTTTCCTCGTTGACTGCCGCAATCAATGAACAGGAATACCTGCCGGGCCGTATTAGCAGCCTCGGCCTGTTCCGCGAAGAGGGCATCAGCACGCTGACCGTGCAGATCGAGAAAGACGGCGACACCCTGGCCCTGGTGCCATCGGGTGAACGTGGTACTTCTGGCCTGGTGGTCGGTGCGACTAAGCGTCAGTTGATCCCCTTCAACACCGTGCATCTGCCGGAGCGCTTCACCATCAAGGCCGATGAGATCCAAGGCATTCGCGCCTTCGGTACCCGCAGCGAACTGCAGGCCGTGCAGGATGTAGTCAACAAGCGCCTGGCTAAGGCCCGCCGACAGCTGGATGCCACCCACGAATTCCAGCGTATGGGTGCGTTGAACGGGCAGGTGCTGGACGCCGATGGCAAGACAGTCCTGTTGGATATTTATAAATCCTTCGGCGTGAATCGCCAGAAGCTGCCGATGGGCTTGAACAGTCCAGATACCGAGCTGCGGGTCAAATGTGGCGAAGCGCTGGATATGCAAGAGGAAGCCCTGGGCAGCGTCACCAGCACCGGCTCCCGCGCTTTGTGCGGCAAGAATTTCTGGAACAAGCTGATCGTCCACAAGTCGGTTAAGGAGACCTATCTCAACACCATGCAGGCCGCGTCTCTGCGTGGTGATGCCCGTGAAGCCTTCGAGTTCGGCGGGATCGTCTGGGAGCGCTATCGCGGCAAGGTTGCTGGCGTTGCGTTCGTCCATGACGACAAGGCACTGCTGGTCCCCGAGGGCGTCCCTGACCTGTACATCTCGTCCTTCGCACCGGCCGACTACATGGAAACGGTCAACACCCAGGGCATCCCGTACTACAGCAAGATCGAGCCGCTGCCTTTCAACAAGGGTGTCGCAGGGGAAGCCCAGTCCAACCCGCTGCACCTTTGCACGCGGCCTCGCGCGCAGATCCTGCTGGAGATGTGATCGTGGCCTTCCGCGATCTGATCGACGACATCGACGAAGTGGTCTTCGAAACACTGGGCGATAGCGCACGGATCGAGGGCCGCGAAGAACCGGTGCTTGGTATGTTTGCCGCGCCCTGGTTGCAGCCGAAGCTCGGCAAGCTCAATACCGGCTTGCGTGAGCCTCGGTTTGAAATCCGCGTCAGTGATTCGGAAGGCTTGAAACGCGGGCTTTTGGTCAGCATCGACTTGCCCGCCCTGGACGGCGGCGGCGATTACGACCTGCTGCAGCTGGAGCCGAGCGGCGACGGTCTGGTCGCCTTGATCCTGAGGCTGCGCCCATGAGCATCGGTAGCTACGTCAAACCCTCGGCCGGCGGCGGGATGATCTCCATCCAGTCGTCAGCTGCAGATCTCCAGGCGTTTCAGGACTTCGCCAAGTTGGTGCCCAAGGCAGCTGCGGCGGCCCACAGACGCGCGATCAACAAGACGTTGGGCTGGTTGCGCACGCACATTGCCCGTGCAGTCAGCAGGCAGGAGCGCATTGCTGTCGCGGCAGTGCGTCAAAGGTTGCGCAGCTACCCGGTGTCCGGCGGGGCATCGAGCGGCAAGCTGTGGTTCGGCTTGAATGCCATCGAGTCCAGCCGGATCGGCCGGGCGAGGCAAACCGGCAGCGGTGTGTCGGTGACGGGGCGGCGTTATCAAGGCGCGTTTCTCAAGAAGGTCTACGGCAACAAGCCAGACATTTGGATTCGCACTGCGAGCAAGCACTTCAATGCTGATGATTACCCAGACAGCACTGTATCCGCTGGTCGCGGTGCAAGTTCTGGATGGGTCGCAGAAAATGGAGATCGTTTTCCATTAGCGAAAGCCAAGGTATCCCTGGAACAAGCCCGTCCACACTTTGAAAGCTGGGTACAAAAGGCGGACGAGCGTCTGTTGGAGATCCTGCAGCAGGAGCTCAACTTCGAACTACAGAAATACTTGAAGAGGATCGGTTAATGGCTGACCAACCTTTTAGCCTGGACCAGCTTTACCGGGCGGTCGAGCAACACCTGGTGAGCCATTTGCCAGGGGTTCAGACGGTAAGTGCCTGGCCGGACATTCAGGATCGCATCGCTTTACCAGCGGTCTTTCTGGAGCTGGCCGAAATCGAGCCCGGTACCGATATCGGCACGGGTGAAACCACATTGGTGTGTAAGTTCGAGGCACGTATCGTCGTCGACCCGATCTATCCTCTGCATCAGCAGCAGGCGGTGCAGTTGGCTACCCAACTTGCGGTCCTACTCCGGGCTCAGACCTGGGGGCTGGAAGTCGAGCCGGCAGAGTTCGTTCAGGCACTACAGGACTGGACCCAGCCAGTGTTGGATGGTTACACCGTTTGGCTGGTGGAGTGGACGCAGCAGGTGTACCTCGGCCCTGAAGAGTGGCCTTGGCCCGATCAGCCGCCCGGCATGCTGTTGTTTGGCTTTAACAACGACGTCAAAGAGGACTTTGTTCCAGCGGAGGATTTGTGAGCGGCTATGCCACTGCCCAGCATGACCGCATGCTTGCGGGGGTGGTCAAGGATTGCTTTGTGGTGGCGGTCGATCTGGCTGCCTCCCCTCCGATGTGTCGGGTTTCGGACGGCGAATGGACCAGCGCCTGGGTGCGTTGGCACAGCATCGCCGCCGGCAAGGCCAGGCACTGGAGGGCTCCGTCTCTGGGCGAGCAGGGGACATTGGTCAGTGCCAGCGGTGACGTGTCACAGGGCACGTTCATTCCGGGATTGTATGGCAACGCGGGTCCGCCACCGGATAACCGGGATCATGTGGAAGTCTGGCGGTTTGATGATGGCGGCTCGCTGATTTACGACTGGCAGGCCAAGAGCTACAGCATCATCCTGCCGAGCGGTACGGTTGCCATCAAAGTTGCCAGTACAGAGGTGGTCGTGACGGACAGCGCCGTGAACGTGACCACCGGCAACATCAATCTGAAAGCAGCGGTGTTGATCGACGGGGCGTTACACGTCACGAAAGGCATTACCAGTGCTGGTGCGATCATCGACGCTGGTGGCAACAGCAATCACCACACGCATTAATTTCAACCGACACACAGCCCGCCCAGTGCGGGCTTTTTCATATCTGGAGTTTGCCTTATGAGTAAGTCTAGAACTGATGGCGATTCTGCCGAGGCCACTGTGGTTCCGGCGTTGAAGCCTGCGCCGTTGGGTTTTCCCGTTACTGCTGACGCGGTTGAGTCCATCGGACCAGCGCGTGTTTTTCGCGACAAGGTTTTCACCTCGCGGACATTGATCCTACCCGGCGGCGGGACGCTTCCTGTTGTTGCTGGTCGAGTTACCGCATGTGGTGATGACCAATTCGCGTTCTTGAAAGCGCATCCAGATCTGGAGCAATTGAAGGAGTAATCAGAATGATCGGAATGGATCGCCACACCGGCCAGCCCATTTCCGGCATCGCACACTTGCGGCAATCGGTTCCAGACATTTTGGGTACGCCGTTGGGCAGCCGGCGGCATCGGATGGATTACGGCAGCAAGCTGCGGCGATTTGTTGACTTGCCTGTTACTGACGGCTGGAAAAGCGCCGTACAGGCGGAGGTCGCTCGCGCACTGGGTCGCTGGGAGCCGCGATTGAAGCTGGATCAAGTGCGCGTCATTTCCGTTATCAGCGGGCAAATTAACCTGAAGATCGTCGGGCAGTACCTGGGCGACGGCGTCACGCTGGAGGTGGCCGTATGAGTATCGTGGATCTGTCGTCGTTACCGGCGCCGACCGTGTTGGAGCCGCTGGACTTCGAAGAGGTTTTTCAGGAGGGACTGGGCGTCTTTCGCGGATACATGGGCGGCAACTGGACTGCTGCGCTGGAGAGCGATCCGGTGCTTAAGGTGCTGGAGGTTGGTGCTTACATCAAGGTCGGCAACCGGGCCCGAGTCAATGACGCTGGCAAAGCGGTATTGCTGGCGCACGCCATACGCGGTGACCTCGATCACCTGGGGGCCAACGTCAACCTCAAGCGCCTGGTCATTCAAGCTGAGGATCTGCTGGCCTTTCCGCCGGTTCCAGAAGTCAAAGAAGACGACGATGCGTTCCGAGAGCGCATCCAGTTGGCCTATGAGGGACTGACCACGGCCGGCCCGCGTAACAGCTACATCCTGCATGCGCGTAACGCCTCTGGGCTGGTGGCGGACGCCACGGCCGAAAGCCCGGCGCCTTGCTACGTGACGGTAACGGTGCTGGGATTGGACGGGGAGGGCGAGGCTTCACCGGAGCTGCTCGCCACGGTGGCAACTGCGCTGAATGACGACGATGTGCGGCCGGTGGGGGATAGGGTGACGGTTCAGAGCGCCCAGGTGATCCGCTACCAAATCAAGGCGATCCTGCACATGACCAGCGCGGGCCCAGAAGCTGATGCCAGTTTAGCCGAGGCGAAAAGTCGATTGGCAGCTTGGATCAATCCGCGCAAACGGCTCGGCGTTGAGGTGGCACGTTCCGGTGTAGACGCTCAGTTACACGTTGCCGGCGTTTCTCGGGTTGAGCTGGTCGGCTGGCAGGACTTGGCCCCGACCAAAGCTCAGGCGGCGTACTGTACGGGCTACACCGTGACGCTGGCGGCTTGACATGAAAAGCCTATTGCCGATCAACAGTACGCAGCTTGAACGGGCCATGGAGGCTACGTTTTTCGAGAAAACGATTGTCCCGCTTCGCGACCTCTACAACGCTGATACCTGCCCGGTGCATTTGCTGCCGCATCTGGCATGGGCGTGGTCGGTGGATCGCTGGGATTACCGATGGACCGAGGCGACCAAACGCGCCGCCATCAAGGCCTCTTATTACATCCATGCCCACAAGGGCACCATCGGCGCGTTACGCCGAGTGGTCGAACCGCTGGGCTATCTCATCGAGATTATCGAGTGGTTCAACATGAGGCCCGAAGGGATCCCTGGCACCTTCGCGTTAAAGGTCGGGGTGCTGGACACCGGTATCACTGAGGAAATGTATCAGGAGCTGGAGCGGCTGATCGATGACGCCAAGCCCGTCAGCCGTCACCTGACTGGGCTGGCGATTAGCCTGGAATCCACAGGGGCTATAAACATTTTCGCAAGCATATCTGACGGAGAAGTTATTGATGTTTATCCGCCGGTACTTAGTGATATCGAGGTGACAGGTTTTATCGGAAACGGGATTCGAGAGTGCTCCATAGATGAAATAGAAGTTTATCCTCCTGCGCCTGAACCTATCTCGGTTGACTGCTATGTCGGGGTGCCTGGTCGCGAACATTCCATAGACCATTTGGACGTATACACATGATTGATGCTAATTCGAAGTTTTTCGCGTTACTGACGGCGGTTGGCGAAGCAAAGCAAGTTAAGTCAGATGCAGGGCTGCTAACTTGGAAGCTGACCCATATGGCTGTAGGGGACGCGAACGGTACTGACCCTATCCCTGATCGCTCACAGAAAACACTGATTAATGAGCGCCGCCGGGCTCCATTGAATAGCCTGGAGCCTCATCCGACTAACCCTGGGATCCTAGTAGCCGAGCAGATTATTCCGGCGGATGAAGGTGGGTTCTGGATTCGCGAATTGGGGCTTTTCGATTCTGACGGAGATTTGGTTGCCGTAGCCAATTGCGCGCCCAGTTATAAGTCGCTGCTAGCCCAAGGGTCTGGTAAGACACAAGTTATACGGATGAATTTTGTTGTTTCAAGTTCTACTAACGTTGTGTTGTTGATAGACCCGGCTGTTGTAAACGCTACTCGAAAGTATGTTGACGACTCGGTAGCGAATGCCGTCAACCGGCTTGATTTTAAACATTCGGCATTAGTCGCAACCACGGGCGCTGTGGTCCTGGCGGGCGTACAAGCTATCGACGGTTTCGCGGTGCCAGCGGGTTCGCGGGTGCTGGTTAAAGATCAGGCGCAGGCGAAAGATAACGGCCTGTATGTGGTCGGGCCTGATAGCTGGGTGCGTGCGGTCGACGCGGACAGCAGCGACAAGGTAACGCCGGGCATGATGGTGACGGTGGAGCGCGGCACGTTAAATGCCGATACCATCTGGCACCTTGTCAGTGACGGCCCGTTGGTGCTTGGTACGTCTGCGTTAGTGTTTCAATGGCTCGGCGGACAGAATGCACCTACCGCACCAGTCGATGATCGGTCTAAAAAGGTTGTCAATTCTGAAGCTCTAAGGGCTCAAATCGAAAGTGCAAATCAGAAATTCCCAAGCCAGGTATATCGCAAAAATCTGCTGATTAATGGGAATTTAGACATTTGGCAGCGCGGCGAGGGTGGATCGGTTTCTGTAGCAAGCGCACTTTACACTGCTGACCGCTGGATGGTTTTTGTGCCAGTAGGAGTGACCGCCCAATGGAATAAAACGCCGTTTACGCTGGGTAGTGGTTTCAATGGCGCAAAATGGGCGCTGAGGGTCAGCTATACGGCGGGTGCGCCAGGCGCGAACATTCGGCAGCGCATTGAAGGCGTGGAGACGGGTGCCGGGCAAACGTTGACGGCATCCTTTTATTTCAACTCCACGGTTGAACAAACCTGTACCGTTATCTTGCGTCAGGTGTTTGGAACAGGCGGAAATGTGTCGGCCGATGTTGATCACTTTCAAGATATTGATGTAACCCGTGAATATAAAAAGCATGTAGTGTCATTCAATCTTTCTTCCGTCGTAGGTAAGACCAAGGGTAGCAACAACAACGATTACATTGAGCTAATCATTGTTTCTAAGGCTTCAGTTGCTCACACCGTTGTATTGGCTTCGGTGCAACTTGAAGTCGGCGCTACAGCGACAGAGTTTGAACCGCGCTTTCCCCAGCAAGAGCTGGCAATGTGTCAGCGATATTTTGAAAAGACATTTGCGCAAGGTGTAGCGCCTGCTGATGGGGTGAACCCCTACAGTTCTTTAACGTCGCCTGTATTTGCAGGCCAGATTTCGGCAATGAGCCAGCCTATTGCAAGCTGGCAATTCAAGGTCGAGAAGCGAGCCATTCCAAGTATCAAGCTTTATCGTGGGATCGGTGGCGGGGCTCCGGGGCAGTGGAGGTCTGGTGACGATGTGACTTCAGGCTCGACAGCCCGAGCGATATTTGTAGGCACTCGCAATGTCTCTATTGATAACAACGATATTGCATTGCCTTCCCAGGCTTACTACATCCACGCAACAGCTGATGCTGAACTTTAGGAGTCGAGATGACATACAGACTGACTGCTGATCCCGACACGGTGATTCAACTGCCGAGTGGAGCTACAGTTCCGAAGGGCCACCGGTTTTGGGTTGATTACGAAAAATGGTTGGCTGCTGGCGGTAAGCCGGAGCCGATTTTTACTGTTGACCCGGCAATGCCTGAAAGGGCTTGGCGTGATGCTGAAATTGAGCGCGTGAAATGGCTCAGGGAGCGGCATCGGGACGAGGTGGATTCTGCGCGGCCTACCACTCTAACCGTTGAGCAATCGGGTGAACTTTTGGACTACGTTCAAGCCTTGCGCGACTGGCCGCAATCCCCCAAATTTCCCGCCTCGGAGTTCCGGCCAGATAAACCTGAATGGATAGAGCAGCAAATCCAATAACGCCCCGCACTGTCGGGGCGTTTTGCATTGCGCCACATGTAACACAAACACCCTCCCGGCCTCGCTTATGCGGGGCTTTTTCGTTTCTGGAGCATTAGCTTTATGAGCTTCTTCCACGGCGTTACTACGACTGATATCAAGACAGGTGCGCGCACTATTTCCTTGCCCTCGTCTTCCATTGTCGGACTTTGCGACACATTCACCCCAGGCGTTCTCGGCGGCGGTACCGCCAAGGCCGGCGAACTCAAGTTGATCACCACCGAGCGCGAGGCTATCGCTGCCTTCGGTGCCGACTCGGCGATCACCAGGGCTTGTAAAGCGATCTATGCGAAGGCCAAGGCGGTGATCGTTGCCATCGGCGTGCCGAAGCTGGAAGACGCGGCGCTGCAAACCTCGGCGATTATTGGCGGCGTTCTGGCCTCGGGTCAGCGTACCGGCCTGCAAGCCTTGCTCGATGGCAAAAGCCTGTACAACGCGCAGCCGCGGCTGTTGATTGCGCCGGGTCACACGGCCACTCAGGCGGTCGCTACCGCGCTTGATAGCTTGGCGCAGAAGCTGCGGGCTATCGGCATTCTTGATGGCCCTGGCACCACGGATGAGGCGGCGATGCTTTATGCCGATAATTTTGGCAGTCGCAACCTGTTCATGGTCGATCCTGGCGTTCAGTACTGGGACACCGAATCCAGTAAGACAGTTGATGCCCCAGCCTCGGCCTGGGCGGCGGGCTTATTCGCCTGGACCGATGCTGAATACGGCTTCTGGGCTTCGCCGTCTAACAAAGAGTTCACCGGTCTCACTGGTACGACCAGGGCTGTCGAGTACCTGGACGGCGACGAGACGTGCCGAGCCAACCTGCTGAACAACGCCAATATCGCGACGATCATTCGCGACGACGGCTATCGCTTGTGGGGTAACCGCACGCTGTCGAGCGATCCGAAGTGGGCGTTTGTCACGCGCGTTCGCACGCTGTTCATCCTAATGGATGCTGTGCAGGCCGGCCATAAATGGGCTGTTGACCGCTCGATCACCAAGACCTATGTCAAAGACGTGACGGATGGGCTGGATGCGTTCATGCGCGACCTCAAAGCCCAGGGCGCGATTATTAATTTTGAGGTGTTTCCGGACACCGAGCTGAACACTGCCAGCCAGATCGCCCAGGGCAAAGTTTATTGGCGCATCCGCTTCACCGACGTGCCGCCGGCAGAAAACCCGAATTTCCTTTTCGAAGTCACCGATCAGTGGATGACCGAAGTTCTTGAAGCAGCCTAAGGGGCCTAGTCAATGATTCCTCAAACCTTGTTTAACACGAACCTGTTTGTCGACGGCGTGAACTTCGCTGGCGACGTACCGAGCCTTACGCTGCCCAAACTGACCACCAAGACTGACGAGTATCGCGCTGGCGGCATGGCCGGTGCGATTGAGATGGACCAAGGCCTGGAAAAAATGGAGGCGTCCTTTGTTACCAAGGGCGTGCGCCGTGATTCGTTGAAGTACTTCGGTCTGGCCGATGGCACCGCTTTCAATGCGACGTTCCGGGGTGCCTTCAAGGGGCAGAAAGGGGCTGTAACGGCTGTGGTTGCCACCCTGCGCGGTCGTCTCAAAGAGCTCGATCTGGGCGACTGGAAAGCCGGTGACCCTGCCGAGATCAAGCACGCCGTAGCAGTCGCTTATTACAAACTCGAAATCGACGGGCGCCTCATGTACGAAATCGACATGGTCGCCGGTGTTCAGGTGATCGACGGCAAAGACCAACTTCTCGAAGTGCGCACCGCACTCGGCCTCTAAGGGACTAGATCCAAATGAATAAAGCAACGTCCAAAGCAGTACCGGCTTGGCTATCACTCACTGCCCTTGCAGCCGTCGTAACGCTCACGCGACCAAGCAATGCCAACGGCGTTCTGGTCGAAACATTAACTTTGCGGGCCCCGCTGGTACGGGAAGTGCGAGCGGCCGACCGTGCCTCTAACGGCGATGAAGAACAGCGAGAGCTGATGTTGTTCGCGGGTTTGGCAGAGGTGGGTGTTAAGGATCTTGAAGGTCTGAAGCTGGCTGACTACCGCCGTGTTCAAGCCGCTTATGCACACTTGGTGCCGGATACCGACTATTCGGAATCAATGCCGTCGTGGCTGTCGGTCAACACTGATCGCGCCCAGGTCACCCTGACCTGCCCAAGCGAAATCAATGGGGTATCGGTTGATACCTTGGCCCTGCGCTCCCCGACAGTGGGCGATGTGCGCGCGGCTAATCGTGACGCGGGCGGAGATGACGAACAGCGGGAATTGATTTTGTTTGCCGCGCTTGCCGGTGCGCCTGTCACGGACCTGGAGGGCCTGAAGCTGGTGGATTTTAACCGTCTGCAGGCCGGCTATTTTCGTTTGGACCAAGACGACGGGGTTTAACCCTCACGTCATAAAGATGGCCGCGAAACGTCTGGCGGCGGAAACAGGATTCTCCGCTGCTGAGATTTTGTCGATGCCCTTTGCAGAAATGGTGTGGTGGCTCACGGACTGAGCCGCCTTCGATAAGGCTATCCAAATGAGGGCCGTGACATGGCGAACAAAATCGCCCTCGGGCTGGTGATCGGCGGCGCCGTCAGTTCGACTGTCGGTGCTGCGTTTAAAGATGTAACGGGGCGCATCAAGCGTCTTGAGGCGGAAGGCAACAAGGCGCGTGTCCTGCAGCGCACTATCGGTGACACCATTCGCCTGCGCGACGAGTGGAAGAAAGCCCACGACAGCGGATCACAGGGCGCGACCAAGTTGTTGGGCCGGTTGAATTCGAACCTCGATAGTTTGAAAAAGCAGGGAATCGAGGTCGGCCGACTGGAGAAAGCCTATCGCTCTATGGGGCAAACAGCCATCAAGGCGGAGCTCAAAGCCAAGGGGCATCAGCAGATCGATGCTGGTAAGACTGGAATGAAAAGCGCCGTCGGTGCCGCTGTTGTCGGTGTCGGCATGCTGGCTGTTCCGACCAAGGTCAGTGCGGATTTTGGGGCCATTGTTCGTGATATCGCGATCAAGGCCGGCATTGCCAACAAACCGCAAGAACAGGAGATGTCGCGCAAGATCATTGATACGTCGCGCGACACCGGCATGGCGCGTAACGATGTGGCCGATGTGGTTAACCAATTGGTTGGCGCCGGCATGGACTTGAGCAAGGCCCTGGAATATGCGCCAGTCGCGGCCAAATTCGTCGTGGGGCAAGGGTCGAGCGGTGTTGATACAGCGAAGATGATCAACGCGCTGGGTCAAAATGCCAAGATCACAGATCCTAGGCAGATGCAGCAGGCCCTGGAAGCGATTGCCTACCAAGGGCAGGCCGGTAGCTTTGAAGCGGCCGACATGGCTAAGTGGTTTCCTGAGTTGTTGGCGAACATGGGCAGCCTCGGCATTACCGGCATGGATGCGGTTACACAGTTGGGTGCCATGCTGCAAGTGCAGATGAAATCTGCAGGCGGCGCCGATGAGGCGGCAAACAATCTCAAGAACTGGATGGGCAAAATCGGCTCTGGCGACACCGTCAAGGCGTATGCAAAGGCGGGTATTGATTACAAAGGGTCGATGCAGACCGGTTTGCAAAACGGTATGTCCACCCTTGAAACCAGTATGTCCCTGGCGCAGAAGTACATTCAGGCCACGGATCCGAAGCGCGCGGCGGCGATGGCTGAGGCGACGGCGAAGATCAGCAAGGAGTCGGACCCGGAGAAAGCCAAGGCCATGATGGCCTCGCTGGAAGAGTCACTGCGCACCGGTGACCTGTTCGCTGACATGCAGGTAAAGGCTGCGCTCTCTGCCTATATGCAGAACAAGGCGCTGTACAGCCAGCTAAAAAACGATTCGCGCGATGCAACGGGCATTCTCGACAAGAACCTCAGCGAGCGACGTGAGGCGTCGTCGCAGAAGTGGGCCGAAATGGCCCAGTCAATGGATGACGCGATGCGCAGCGTTGGGGACGCCCTGCGCCCAATCACAGACACCGTGGCTGAAGCACTGACCAAAGTCACCAGGGGCATTACCTCGCTGTCTGACAGCGCACCAGGTGTGGTGACGGGCATTGCGGCGGTCGGGGGAGGGTTTGTCGCGCTCAAAGGGCTGCTCAGTTCGTTCAAAATCGCTAAAGGTTTGCTCAACGTCGCGCGGGGCTCGTTGGGTGGCAAGTCCGGCGAAGTGCAAAAAGTCTTTGTGACCAACTCCAAGGATGCCGCTGGTGGCGTTGGAAAGGGCGGCGAAGCGAAAGGCAAGGCCGGCAAAGCCCTGTCCTTAGTTGAGACTGGGCTCAAGGCTGTAGCCGCTCTCAAGGGTGAATCAACAACCGATGGTGAGGGAAAGGAAGAGAAGAAGTCCGGCAAGTTAGACATTGTCTCGACTGGCCTCAAAGTGATTTCGCTCGCTAAAGAAGCTGTGTCTGGGGATGACGGCGCGACGGGTGACAATGCGGCGGCGAATGGCGACGGCATTCAAAAGGTTTTCGTCGTCAACTTGGGTGCAGTGGGTGGGCCCGCTGGAGCATCAGGCGAAGCTCGTCAGCGGGGTCGCGGTTCAAACCGTGGTCCTTTGCGTCGTCGGCCGGCGCTGCGTCGGGCAGGTAGCTCGCTGCGTGCTCGTTTGCCAGTTCCGCGGCCTGCAGTACCGGTCGCGCGTCCGGCGGTACCACGGCCTGCAGCACCGGTCTCGCGTCCGGCGGTACCACGGCCTGCAGTACCGGTCGCGCGTCCGGCGGTACCACGGCCTGCAGTACCGGTCGCGCGTCCGGCGGTGCCACGACCTGCAGTACCGGTCCCGCGCCCGGCGGTGCCACTGCCTGCAGCGCCGGCTCCGCGTCCGCCGCTGCCTCGGCCAGCAGTACTGGTCCCGCGTCCGCCGGTGCCACTGCCTGCCGCACCGGATCCGCGTCCACCGCTGCCACGGCCTGCGGTACCGGTACCACGTCCGCCTATTCCACCAGTCCCTATTTCAGGCGGGGCGATAGCGAAACTGGGCGGGGTTGTACAAGCGGTCGGTAAGATCGGCAAAGCCGCCAAGATGATACCTGGTGGCTCGCTGATGGAGGCCGGCGCCATGGCCTTCGATACCTATGAAAATGCCAAGACCAAGGACGAAAAGGCCGAGGGTTATGGCGCTGCTGCCGGCAATCTCGCCGGCACCATGGCCGGTGCTGCTGCAGGGGCGGCTATTGGCTCGGTGGTGCCAATCATCGGCACCGCTATTGGTGGCCTGGTAGGGGCTTACTTAGGCAGCATGGGTGGTTCGGCGCTGGGCGGTGCTGCAGGTAAGTCGTGGTTCGGAGGGGAGGACGAAAAGCCCGCGCCACCGGTGACGCCGTTGTTGATGGCGCCTCGACCGGGCCCAGCCATTCCAAGCTTGGCCGCCATGGGCAAGTCATTCAACCGGGCGGACGGTTCGGGTGCATTGCTGATGGCGACTGCACCGCAAGCGCCGGTCCTGGGTGATGTCGCTCGCTCTCTAGCCGTGTCAGCGCCGACCAAGCCAGCGGCTGTAGCGATCCAGCCCAAAGAGCCGGAAAAGCCTGTCCCGGCCAAAGTGGATCAGCAGTTTCAGTATTCGCTGAATATGCCGGTTACGGTGCAAGGGGATGTGAAAGACCCGCAACGCTTGGCGCAAGACCTCATGCCGCACATGCGGTTAATGATGGCTGATGCGGCGAAGCAAAACGCCGCGAAGCTATACGACGAACCGCACCTGTAAGGGGGGCCTATGGCTTATATGGAACAGATGCAGTCGGGCTTCAAGTACCTGGTTGAAGCCGGGGAGGCTGGTAGACGTAGTGCTGAGGGCATGCTTGGGCCGGTCAACGGTGCAATAAGGGAGATAACGGGGGCAGCGGCCGAGCTGGAAAATATCCCGTTCGTGGGGCCTGCTGTCGGTGCCAAGCTCCAGCGGGTGATGCGCGGCGTGGATGCGGCACAGGCCAAGGCCGGCCAGGTGCTGGCTGTGTACAGTCGTGCGACACGGGGCGCCGCCGAAGTGCAGGAGCGAATGGGGGCGCTGAAGGAGCAGGCGGGAAAAGCTGCGACAGCGATCAACAAGGTCGCCGGAAAGGTCAATCCGTCGTTGGCAAACATCGTGCCCACCAGCGCATTTGCCGTGGATGCCACGCCGGCACCGGAAGCGGTGAAGCCATTTCCGCACCTGCTGATCATCCAGCCCAGGGATCCTAAGATTCAGCCGTACTACTTCAACTTAGATACGGCGGCCTTCGACGAATTGAGTCGCTCGACCGAATTCCGCTGGGCTTCACAGGAGCGGCTATCGCGGCGCCCTGCGCAGCAGGCCGTGGGCATGGGCGAAGAAAAGCTCACACTCAAAGGTACGATTTATCCCGGCTTCAAGGGTGGCCTCAAGCAGCTTGACACGTTACGCACCATCGGTGGGCGGCTGCAACCGCTCACTCTGACCACGGGTTATGGTGAGGTGATTGGCACCTGGTGTCTGAAGTCGATCAACGAGGAGCAGGGCGCGCTGCTGCACGGCGGTATCCCGCGTAAACAAGTATTCACTCTGGAGTTCACGCGCTATGGCGACGACATGCAGAACGTCTGACGGGGACATGCTCGATGTCATATGCAATAACGTTTATGGGCACTTGAACGGCAGCGTCGAGGCAGTTCTGGATGCCAATCAGGGCTTGGCAGACGAGCCCCAGCCTTTCCGCGCTGGTGTGGTGATCCTGCTGCCGGATCTGCCAGCCCCGACCGAGGAAGGGATTAGCTTGTGGGACTGACTCCGAACGGCACCGCCTGCAGCCCGTTGCGTTAAGCGAAAGGAAACTTTGTATTCAGCCCGCCCTGTGCGGGTTTTTCTTTGGAAAAAGACCATGACCCCCACTTTTCGTATCGTTGCCGACGGTGCCGATATTACGTCCAAGATCAATGATCGACTGTTGTTACTTAGGACTTCTGACAAGCCGGGTATGGAGTCCGACGAGTTTGAATTGCGTATCGATGACCGCGACGGCCAGGTGCAGTTGCCCCGGCGCGGTAGCTCAATCGAGATTCACCTGGGCTATGCCGAAACATCTTTGATGCGCCTAGGGCTTTACGCGGTCGACACGGTCGAAGTTTCCGGCCCGCCGGACACGATTGTGATCAAGGGTAAAGCCAGCGATATGCGCGGCAGTGGTAAGACTATCCGCAGCGGAAGCTGGGAGGATGCGCCGTTGTCGAAGATCGTGGCCGACATCGCGGCTCGAAATGGCTGGCAGGCAGGCTGTCCGGTGGCTACGAAGGTCGCTCGTGTGGATCAGCTCAACGAGTCCGACTTTAATTTCATCACGCGCCTGGCTAAGCAATACGACTGCACGGCCAAGGTCGCGGATGGCAAGCTGTTGGTGATGCCGCGCCAGGGAGGGCAGACAGCCAGCGGCAAAACGTTCGGTGCGATCACGTTGACCCGCAGCGATCTCAGTCGCTGGCAGTTCAGCTTAGGAGATCGCAATTCGCACAAGGCCGTGGCGACTAAGCATCAGAACAAAAAGGACGGCAAATTGGCGGTGGTCACCGTCGACAACGATGATGCGCCGGACGGCTTGCCGGCGGTGCACACGGATCGGCATATCTATCCGAACAAGACCGCTGCGGAGTCAGCAGCCAAGGCAAGGTTAGCGGCATTCAATCGATCGACCGCCGACGTGCGTTTCGAGATGCCTGGCAGGACTGACATTTTTGCCGAGCGACTGATCAACGCCCAGGGCTTCAAGGTCGGACTGGATGGCGAATACCTGGCGGATTCAGTGGAGCAGGTGTTTACCCAGTCTGGCTGGTCGACCACGGTCGAGTGCAATGCCGGCAAGCAAGGCAAATCCAAGGGTAAGAAAAAGAAGGAAACGAAGCCGCTCAAGGTCGTGAGCGTCGAGAAGCTGTAATGCAATCCACCGCCGCCTGAGTGCGGTATTTTTTTGTCCGGAGTTTTTATGACGATCACTGAACAACAGCTACAACGCATCATGCCAAACGCCCGCCGCCAAGCGGGCGTTTTTGTATCTGCCCTGAACGCGGCAATGGCGCATCGGCAGATCAATACACCGAAACGCCAAGCTGCTTTCCTGGCGCAGCTTGGTCACGAGTCCGGTCAACTGCAGTACGTCCGCGAATTGGGTGGGGATCAATACCTGAGTAAATACGATACCGGCACTCTGGCTGCCAAGCTTGGTAATACCCCAGCTGCAGATGGTGATGGTCAACGCTATCGTGGCCGAGGGTTGATCCAGGTAACCGGGCACGATAACTACCTGCGCTGCAGCCTGGCACTGTTCGGGGATGAGCGATTGTTGCGCACTCCCGAACTGCTCGAGCAGCCGCAATGGGCGGCAGAGTCGGCGGCGTGGTTCTGGTCGGTGAATGGGTTGAATGCGCTCGCGGACCAGGACCAGTTCAACACGATCACTCGCCGGATTAACGGCGGCCTTAATGGCCTGGAGGATCGGCTGCAGTTGTGGGCCAGGGCGAGGGCGGTGTTATGCGTCTCTTCGACCTGATTCCTGCGCAGTTTCGAATCGCTGTCGTCGGCGGCTTGTTGCTGATGGTCGCCGCCGGATCCGCAGCGTTGGCCTGGACAGCGCAGAAGTGGCGTTATGGCAGCGTGCTGGAGCGGCAAGCCAGGCTGCAGGCGGACACCCTCAACGAAATATCCCAAGCTTCTGCTGCTCTGCAGCGTTCAGAGCAGGACAAGCGCCTTGCCCTGGAGCTCCGCCTGCAGAACAAAGACGAAACCCACTACAAGGAATTGACCGATGAGCAAATCAAGCAGGCTCGTCTGCGTGATCGCCTGGCTACTGCTGATCTGCGGCTGTCAGTCGTACTCGCCGCCACCGAAACCACCGGCAGCTGTTCAGTGCCAACCACCACCGCCACCGGCCGCGTGGTTCATGGCGCCACAAGAGCCCAACTTGACCCAGCGCATGCTCAACGAATTATCGGAGTCACCGATGCCGGCGACCGAGGATTGATCGCCCTGCGGGCCTGTCAGGCTTACGCAAAAGAAGTTTCTACACCGAAGTAAAAGGAGCGGCCGGGCAGGATGCGTCAACATCCAACCCGGCCACCTTCCCCGCAGATCGTCCCTGCAAGTCCAGCCAAGGCTCCTGCTTCGTGCACAAAGCGGAGCGAGCCTAGCACTGTTTATCCATACAGCCAAGGTCTTGCTTTTTTATGTCTACACCCATCGTCCCTTGGATGGGCGGCAAACGCCGCCTGGCCGACCGCCTTATCCCGCTCTTCCCGCCACACGAATGCTACGTTGAAGTCTTTGCCGGCGGCGCCGCGCTCTACTTCATGCGTCCCCAGGCAGCGCCTGTTGAAGTTCTTAACGACATCAATGGCGACCTGGTCACGCTGTACCGCGTCGTGCAGAACCATCTGGAAGAATTCGTCCGCCAGTTCAAATGGGCGCTCAGTTCCCGCCAGGTGTTCGAGTGGCAAAAGATGACCCGCCCGGAAACCCTCACCGACATCCAGCGCGCCGCCCGTTTCTTTTACCTGCAGCACCATGCCTTCGCGGGCAAAGTGACCGGGCAGACGTTCGGCACTGCAACGACCGGCCCGGCCATTAACCTGCTGCGGATCGAGGAAAACCTGTCTGCAGCGTGGCAGCGTTTGTCCGGCACTTATGTTGAAAACCTGGGCTGGCTTGAATGTGCCGAGCGCTACGACCGTGCCCATACGTTCCACTACATGGATCCACCTTACTGGCAGACCGCCGGCTATGGCGTGGATTTTCCATTTGAGAATTACGAGCGCATGGCCGACTTTATGCGGCGCTGCAAAGGCAAGGTGATGGTCAGCATCAACGATCACCCTGATATACGGCGGGTGTTTGAGGGGTTTCACTTTGAGATGGTGGACATTCGATACACCACATCCAACCAACGACAAGGAAAGAGTGAGATTAGTGGTGAACTGGTGATCATGAACTGGGTGCCAGCCGCATTGGGAGGACTGTTCTGATAGCCTCAAAAATTCTTGGATGGCACCGGCAGCAGTAGATCAGCTCCATGGTTTTTCACATTCCCCACTGCTTTGCCAACGGCATACCACTCAAAGTCCTCCACAGGCTGGCAGCATTCCTTTGCTATTTCCTCGGCGCGGGCTGGAGTAAGGCTGGGATCGATCCATTCCCTGGCGTGCTCGGGTGTCAGCACCAACGGCTTGCGGTCGTGGATGTCCACCATGCCCTGGTCACTGGCGGCGGTGATGATCACGAACCCATCGCCGTCGTGGGGATCCAGGCCAGGATGAACTTGGGCAAGCGCGCCAAAGAACATGCGTTTCTGACTCTTCAGGCGAATGAAGTAGGGTTGCTTTCTCTTCGGTTCGTCAGGGTCTTTGACCCACTCGTACCACCCTTCACTCGGCACCAGGGCTCGGCCATTCGGCCAAAGTTGCTTAAAAAACTTTCCTGTGGTGACCGTCTCTACACGTGCGTTAATCGGGTCGGGGCGTTTGCCCTTGGCCCAGAACGGCGCCCATCCCCATTTGACTGCATCGATATGCAGCCCAACCTCTGCGGTGTGAAGCAACTGAACTCGTGTCGACGGAGCGACGTTGTAGCGATCAATTGGCTGAGCGTCATAGCCGCTGAATAGCTCTATTTGGGGACTTAGTTCTTCAATGAAGATCTCCATCCCTTCGTACTGCACAAATCGTCCGCACATACGCCTTCTCCGTCTGTCGAAATCCCCTACAGAAAAATTGACCGCAAGCGTCCTACAAAGTTAACTGTACATTCGTACAGTGCATGTAAAAGGCCGCATCATGAGCTTCACCATTTTAGGTCCTATCGCCGACGCGGGTTATACCGGGGTCGAGAAGCGCGAAGAGCACGAGGGGCGTGAGGTTATTTGGCAGATTGCAGCCCGGCGCAGCACTTATAAAAGCATGGAAAACAGAGTGCCTTGTACAAAGCGATACGCAGATCGAGAAAGCCAAGGCTCAGGTTCGTGAGAAGGTCGAGCACCCGTTTCGGGTGATCAAGCGCCAGTTTGGCTATGAAAATGTGCGCTTTCGAGGGGTGGCCAAGAACACGGCTCAGATGGTGACGTTGTTCGCCCTGTCAAACCTATGGATGGCGCGTCGACATTTATTGGCGGGCACAGGAGAGGTGGGCGTGTAATGCAGCAAATGGGAGCTGCGAAGCGCCTTACTGCGCCCGGAAGGGCTGAAAAATGAAGATAATGGACCAAATTTCGACCGGGGTCGTTTTTTGAAAAGGACTGACGGCTCGATAGCCGGAAAACATCCGGCTATTTCAGACCATCCTTAACTATCACTCATCACTTAAGGCCGGATACAAAAATGCCATTATATAAAGACAAACAAACGAAAAGCGAGAAAGATACCCCACATAAAAACACAGTAAATCTAACTAAAATTGGTGGAACTGAAAATGCTAACCTCGCAAATACCAGGCCGGACAATTGGATAATTAGCTTCTTAAAAAGTAAGTATGGGAATGACACATCGCTCGGGGAGAATACATACAATTTATCGACGGCTAAGCCGTACAAAACAATCCAAGAAATCACAAAAGACCTTCAAGAAAATAATCTTGCGCCCCCCGTTTTTATTATGATTGACATGCAGCGACTAAAAAATGTTAGTTCAGGATTAAAAAAAATTCTATCAAGAAAAAACAACATCAGAACAAACGCAAAAACTGAAAAAAATCACCTTAAAACACTTGAGTTCGCAAAAGAAAACAAACTAAGCATAATCGATGTGAATTATTTGTACAGCGGCTTTTACGGAATGCCAAAGAACAAAACCCTTGTGCAACTTGCAAACGAAACACGTACTTACTCCACGCTTAGGCACGCTATCAGGTCAGCTCCTAATAACTGGAGAATGATTAAAGATAGCGAAAGTATTTTTAACTCGAGCATTAATATTTCGCCCAATGATATGGAGCAAATAGAAAACTCAGATAATATTTTAAGCATCGAGCAATTCATTGAAAAATTTCCATGCAACCCAGTCGTGCTAATGGGTCAATTAGAGGATGTGTGTGTTCGCCAAACTGCTGAGAGCTTCCTTTTAGAAGGTAGAACTGTATTAGTAAGCCAGGATTTAGTTATTGATCGCAACAATGAAAATCATATTAGTGGAGTCACGAACAATATAGATACTTCTTGGGACTACTTAGCTAAAAACACAGGATCCTCATCAATATACAGAGGGAATTTGATTTTATTAAAAAAAGTAAAACTGGCAGAAAAAATACTGGATCTTCAGCGCTCACCACTCTCATTCTCGCCTAGTACAAGTAGAAAACGTGAGATTCCTGAAATCGAGCTCGAGGAGACAATAGACATTCAAGAAATAACCGGTGGCTTAGCTCGCCTGAGTTTTGAGAGTATCACTGAGTGTGGCGTATTGAAACCGGCTGTCAAAGAGAGCATTCTTATAAGCACAAGTGATAGGGCTATCTCAATGGCAGGTAATGCGGCGGAGGTCAGCTCTCAATCTGACGATGAGTTATGTAAACACGCCATAGTATTTAATAAGCAGCCTAATGGACTAAAGCGCCCAGAGTATGAAAGAGCCCACGGCCTGCCAGCGGGATGCCTATCACCATATGTCACCTTATCCGGATCGAATCTCTTAGGTTTAGCACGTACCTATGCTGAAAATAAAATAAAATCATCTACAGTGAAAGCCGAGGCGAGTATGTGTTCACCTAATATGGAGGGTGAAAACCTCAATTCTCATCTGGCGGTGCAAACAAGCTCAGTAGTAAGAGCATTGCAGAGTGTTGCGGATAAGTTTCTGCCTCAAAATATTGAAAAAAACATACAAAATATCCTGAGTGAAATTTCCAGTATCGTAAGATTAAATGACAGCCCTTATTCTAAATATAAGGCTCTAGCACTAACTCATTATGATGTGCTGCTGACCAATTGTTGTGTCGACGTATGCCGTTTCACTAAAGATAGAAATTTTTCACCCGAACTAAGGGGCTCGCTATTTAAATCCATGAGCAAGTTTATGATTGACGCTGCCAAGAATCTGGATGCTGCCTGGGGTGGTAATACTCTCTCTACGGTGGTCATGTTGTCGAATGGTTTGGACAATAGTCTGATTACGGATACGCTCCGAAGTAATATGAATCGCTTTGACATTTTTGGAAGACCCGAAACGCTTGTCGGCGAAATAAATAAATACCTTGACAAGGTTGTAAAAGGCACAGCGGGAAGCCTTGAATCCTCAATTAATGCTATTCTCGTGTTAAGTCAAAGAGGCTTCTTGAAAAACCTTAGCCTAAGTGATCGTGAAAATTTCATGCGATTAACTAAAGCATTTGGAATTAACGGCTCGCAGGCCTATGTACGGCCTTCCTCACACAGAAAGTATCTTCAAAACTTTGGAGAAAACTTACTAAAACTCCAAGAGGAGGCTATATCAGCCCACAATTGTAACGCTTTAATCGAGAACCCCGTGCTAAAGTATCGTGAGGGATTTAGTTCGGGAGAAGAACCAAAAAAGGTTAGTGTTAATCCATTTGATTATATGTTTGAGAGGTTGCAACCACACTTTGCGGAAAATGATTATCTATATCAGCGTTCAAAGAACTATAAAGAAACATTGTCTCAGAATCACCGGGAGATTAAGCACCGAGCAGCAGTTCGGCATGGGAAGTCGAAAGAGCTTCTTAGGGACCAAGAGATATCAAACAATCAGAACAACATGATTCGAGAAGAGTCTCTCAAAACTGCTCATATATCTCAACAGAAAACAGAAAAAACCTTAAACCCTATTGCTTCATTTACTGCATCTAAATCCGCCTTAACATATAAATCTGCTTTTGCGGCCAGCTCTTTTTATTCCTCTGGCCTGAGCAGACCTATTTCCAAGATGTCCGACGCGTCCCCGGGTCTTGCTGGGATGGGGACCGTGAGCGCTCTTTATGGATTGAGTGAATCGAGGAATGCTCCCGCTCCGAGTTACTCGCCCCCTTCACGCTTGCGAGGATTGGCGGTGTTGCACGATCCACAGTTCCTTGAAAGGTGGGACCACTGAGCCTAGGCTCTGTACGAAAGGTCGCGGTAGGAATGGCAGTCGCCTGCCACCCCCCGCACAGATCCGTACGTGCAGAATTACCGCATATGGCTCCTGCCTTGGGTTTTGACGCCGAAACGAGTTATGGGATAAGGATGCATTGTTAGCTCACGCGGATACGGGATGAACAACCTTGCAAGCGCAGTCATGCGCTCCCAATTCAGTCGGTGTCGCTGACTCCGTCGTTTGAGGGCCTGCCTCCAGGCTCCGATAACTTCACGGCGAAAAGCATCAAGCCGTTTTGTATTACCGGGCACATGGTAGTAATTGCAGTAACCCGTAAACAGTCGATTCAGCCACTTTCCGATCACCGGAACCGGTTCGTGCCTACGCTTATGCAGTTGTCCGCGTATCTCTTTGAGTGTTGCTCTCATACGCTTGGCGATGGTCACCCGTCCGACCTCGAACATCCCATTCTTGGCTTAACTACAGAAATGCGTGAACCCGAGGAAGTCGAATGTTTCTGGTTTTCCTTCCCCACGCTTCTTGCGATCCTCCACCGCGAACCAGCCAAACCGTAGCAAACGTGTTTTCTCTGGATGTTTGCCATGCGGTACATAAGGCAATACTTCTCGTACAGAGTCGAGAGATGTTGCTTGGTTTTCAGGCATCGCGTTGCACTCTGAAATGCCCAAAGCTCTGACAACGCCAAGGCAATTTAGCCCAGCGACTATGGATGGGCGAGCATCCCATGCGCTCTTATTTCGATTTAACGCTGCCCATGGACAAAAAGAAGTATTTCGCACAAGAAAATATTGGTGCCCATGGGCGTATGATGTTCTGCCGAAACCTTGTAATACAGAGGCCTACAGGGTGTCCATAGGCAGCAACCTTACCCTTATATCGACGAGGCATTCGCCGATCTGACCGGTGTCGGTGGTTTGGATGCGTTAGGCCGGCAAATCCGGGCCCAGGTACTTCGCTGCACCGGCATACCTGTTGGTGTTGGTATCGCTCATACAAAGACCCTGGCGAAGTTGGCAAACCACACCGCGAAGCGCCTGCAATCGCAGACCGGTGGTGTGGTCAATATCACCGACCCGGTTAAGCGGGACTGGGTGCTGCGTAATACGGACGTGGCGGAGGTGTGGGGCGTTGGCCGAAAGATGAAACTTCATCTCGGTACGATGGGCATAAGGTCTGCAATGGACTTGGCTAAGGCGGACCCATGGACGCTCCGCAAGAAGTTCAGCGTTGTGATCGAGAAGACGGCCAGGGAGCTGGGCGGCACGCCTTGCTTGGAGCTGGACGAGCCGGATCCGCCAAAGCAGGAGATCTGCTGCAGTCGCATGTTCGGCCAGCGGCTGACGGAGCTGCCGCCAATCAAAGAGGCGGTGGCCACCTACATGATGCGAGCTTCTGAGAAGCTTCGCGCCCAGAACTCGCTGTGCAAGAAGGTGCGCGTGAGCATCCGCACCGGCATGTTCAATCCTGAAGAGGCGAAATACGCCAACGGTGTAGTGGTAGACATGCCATACCCAACTGATGACGTTCGCCTACTCACCCAGGCGGCGGTAGGGGCGCTTGATCGTTTATTTCGACCAGGCTTCAAATACAGCAAGGCCGAGGTAATGCTGATCGACCTATGCCAGCCTGGCGAGTACACCGATGACCTGTTCGCTAAATCACAACCGGCAGAGGCAACACGGGTGATGACAGTTCTGGACCAAATCAACGAACGGTGGGGTAGGGGGACATTGCGATCAGCCAGCGTGCCCGTCAACCCTGAATGGGGTATGCGGCGTGAGATGATGAGCCAGAGTTATACAACGCGGTTGGATCAGCTTTGGAGTGTTGAATGTAGCGGTGACAGATCGTCAGACGGGAAACGATTGGAATGGGGCAAAAATGGGGCAAACCATACGCCAATCTATGCCCCCTAATGCCCAATATGCATTTATGCAACCTGACGTGGAAGAGCGTCACGGCCAGCAACCACGGGTCTATCCCCCAAGATCTGCTAGATACTCCTACACAATCGGGGTGTGGGAGGACAGGTCTGAAGTGTTTTTACTCATTGGGTAGTAGGCAAATTCGTTGAAAGTGATGGGGCAAAGGGGGCGCTTGGCCCAGCATTTTTTGCGATGGCGGCAAGGTTAACACGCGAGGTCGGGGGTTCGCAGGTCGCAAACGGATAGGTAAAAAGCAAAAGCGGTGCGGCCCCGACATCCACCACTAAAGGAGCGGCGCCGCCACAGGTTAGCGGTTACCAGCCTTTTCTATTTCGCGGCTTACTGAGTATTAACCGGCGAATCCAACACTTTCACCACATCATCAACCACCGCCTTGACCATTCCCTGCAAGTAATGCGAAGCCCAGGCATAACGATCCGTCTCCTTGGTTATCGCCGCATCTTCTGCGAGTAGCTTGGCGACGTGGAGGAGATTGGAGGTGTGGTGCAAAGCGTTTTGCAAGGAAACACCGCTGTTAACGCGTGAAGCTGCTCTGGCTTTTAATAAAGTCGTGTTTATGAAGAATTGTTTAAGTTGCGCTCGTAGGTCGTGCCTTCGCGAGATTCTTCCTGGGGCGAGCGTTTTTGAGCGGGTGAATTTAATTTCGAATAATCAGGGTTTTAGAAAAAACATCCGCACTAAAACAGAATCATTGATGTAATTTTTATTAGCTTCCTATCATTTTTTCCTGGCTGTCTATTCCAAAAAGGTCTTTTGTTGAAAAATTCGGAGCATGTTTTATTGCTCACGGATGTAACAAATTGTTTCATTTTTTTGCCGTTTTTCGGTACCGACAAGGGGGCTTTCTGTCGGCGAACAGGTGATTTCCGTTCGTTACGACGCAGTGGGTTAAGCCTGGGACATTGATGATTTTGCGTGTGTCTGTTCGGCGCACTGCAAACAAGGGATTTGACAATTATCGAGGCTTGAACCCATGAATCATGTGATCAACTCCATACTGGAAAATGCATCAACTCGCCCCTCACTCGGTCATACCAACCCCGCGCTACTGCATGACGTCCTATGGCGAGCCCTGGAGCACGCACTCAAGGCCAACACGGATGATGCTTCCCACACTCCGCATGCCCGTGCCTGTCTCAGGATCTATGCTGAAATCGATACGCTGTCGTATCTGGACAAGGGTGATTCGAAATTGGCCGCAGCTCTGGGCAAGGCGTTCTTCGAATCGCGCTCCAGCAAAGACGTCGAGGCGTTCTGGAAGTTGTTACTGATCAAGCAACTGCTGTTCGAATTGTCGGTCAGGAGTGTGGCGACCCAGATTGCTTCGCAAGCCAGTCTGCCTCGTCAGTTGCTCACGCTCGATCCGCAGTTGATTGCAGCGCCTGCGGGAGTAAATATCAGCCTGGGAGTGCTGTGCAAAGAGACCGACCAGCTCAAGCATTCCGTTGTGCTGGTCTTGCAGAAACTGGCACAGCACGTCGAGGATCGTGGCCTGAAAAAGCCTCAAGTCACTGCGCAGCTCCTGCTGGAGTTGTACAACGCCGTGTGGTCGGGCAGTAATGGCACCGATATCGAGTCACAGATTTTTTACGCCGACAGTGTGTATGACGCGTTGCCCGACGTGCATCACGCCCTGGGCCTGGCGCCGCAGGAAAAATGGCTGACCTTGTTCACCTGGTTATACGGCGACAAGGATGGCCGCCCCTATGACACCAACCAGCACACCGAAACCCTGGTGGTGGCGCTGGAAACGGCGCTGCGCAATCGCTACATCGCTGATATCGACAGTCTGATCAAGGACGGCGGCGCACGGCATCGCCTTGAAGAGATTCGTGCTCGCGTGGGCAAGGATCATCCCGAGCATTTCAAGCGTCCCGCCGAACTGATCGACGCACTGAGCAGCATCCGTTTTACCCAGCCCGCCGCCATCGACCGTCTGCTGCTGCGGGTGCATGCGTTTGGCTTTCACTATCTGGATATCGAGTTTCGTGAAAACGCCGAGATGTTCAGCAGCGTGGTCGATGAGATTCTTTCCAGCCAGTGGCTGGAAACCATCGGCCTGGGCCAGGGCCGGCACTATCACGAGCTGGATGAGCGTGCGCGTCAGGCCGCCCTTGAGGTCGCGCTGGAGGGCGGGGCGGCCCGGACGCCCGCTGCCCTGTGGCAGGAGTATTTGCAACGCACCACGCCGATTTACACCCGGAAAGCCGAGCAATATGCCGGCCAGGATTACATTGCGCTGATGGAGCAGGATCCGAGCTATATCCGCATGCACGATGCGCGCAATGCGGTGGAACGGTTTGAAATGATCGACCGTTATCGCGACCGGATGAAAATCCACGGGATCGCCGAGTACACCTCGGCCCTCAGCGCGCTGGAGGTGCTGTTCCTGATGAAAGCGGCCCAGGTACGGGACGGGATTGACATCGCTTTGCAACCTGAAGACCTGGCAGGCGCCGAGCGCACGCTGGCCACGGTGCATGAGGTGTACGAAAACCCGGTGTACCGCCAGCACCTGGCAACGCGCGGCAACCGCCAATACATCACGTTTGGCCCCAGCGACACGGGCAAGCAAGGCGGCAAGGCCATGCATAAGCTGAACATGGCTATTGCCAATCAGCACAAGTTGATCGCGGCCCGCTACGGCATCGAGGTGGTCGTCCACGTCATCATGGGCGGGGAACACGCACGGTGTAATGGGGTGATCGCCGAGACCTTGCAGGAGTTCGGCGCGCTGGAGGGCCCGGAAACCCGCTTCATGCTGGCCGGCTGTGCGGAGATGCGCGCTCACCTGCTGACCCGCAACCAGTCCGTCAACTTTCTCAGCCAGTTGTACCGTATGCACGCCGAGCCCAAGCCGCAGCCGTCCGAGGAGGTCATTGCCGGCAGGGTTCAACGTTGGGGGGACGTGGTGCGCCGCTACCAGGCGACGTTCTTCGAGCATCCGGCGCTGCCTTCCCTGCTGCGGGACCTGGCGCGATTCGATGTGGTCAGGGCCACCGCCAAAGGCACCCGGCCGCCTTCTCGTATCTTCAACATCAAGGTGTTCGAGTCGCGTCCCGATGCCATTCGTGCGATTCCCTGGACCCGCGCCTTGCTGGCCGGTGGATTGCACAGCGAACTGATCGGCGTCGGGCAGTTTGCGCAAGAGCCGGCAACTTACTTGTCCAAGGCCTTCAACGAGGATGAGAGCTTTCACACCTACGTCAAAGGCATCGCCTACGCCATTGCGCGAACCGACCTCAAATGCGCCTGGCTGACCCTGACCGGCAGCATCCCGGAAAAGGCCCACATCCAGATGCTGGCGCAAGCCTTGAAGACCGAAGCCGTCGGCACCGCCGAACAGCTGCTGGCCAGCCTGCACCTGGAAGTGATTGAAGGTAAGCGCTTCGTGTACAAAGCCACCAACGGCACCGAGCCGGCGGATCCATGGAAAATCAAGGAAGGCAGCTTGCTCAATCTATGGCCCAGCCTCAGGGCCGAGGTCTACCTCAAGGAAAAGAACTTGCGAATCTATCGCTTGTTTCTGATCTACGCCAAAAGCAATCCCGCGTTCATCCAGTCGTCATCGCTGAATGATTTCTACAGCGGGTTCCTCGCGGCCGTGAGTACCGATGCAGGCTTGGTCGATCCTGCAAGCGCCCACCATTTCACCTGGTGATTAACCCCGATGCCCAGGGCAACCTGGGTATCGGCAGGCGCTACCCTCCAAGAGGATCAACTGTATGGCAGTTACCACCCTGATACTGGATGCCCCCGGGCCGCCGTTACTGTTTGAGGAAGTCGATCGCTTTCTTGAGCTGGGCCTGGGCGTCACCCTCAACCTGCATTATTTCGCGGACAAAGAGCGCATCCGGCAGCACTACGGCATGCGCATTCACTATGCCGAGATCAACTGCCATGACGAGCCTGACTTTATTGCCGCCGTGAGTCAGGCCGGGGGCTACAGCGTGTTCAAGACGCGCCTGAACATCCCGTTGGGCGCTGGCCTGATCCGCGCTACCACCTCGCCGGCGTTGGCCACGCCACTGCGCGCCATTGCCCAGGCTGGCACAGGGGTCAATCATATTGATCGGCTGGCGTGCGAGCAGTGTGGTGTGGCGATCCTCAATACACCGGGCTCCAACGCGGCCGCTGTTGCCGAATACGTCGTGGCCCAGGCGCTGTTTCTGTCGCGCGACCTGGATGACTACAACGCGGAAACGCACAACGGCCATTGGGCAAAAGGCTCCTTGGCACCTGCCTGCGAATATGCCGAACTGACGCTTGGGCTGGTGGGCACCGGCAGCATTGCCCGGCAGGTGGCGCGCAAGGCTGCGGCGCTGGGCATCAAGGTGATCGCCACCGGGTCCGAACGTTTTACCGAACCGGTGGCGTACAGCCTTGGGCTTGAACGGCGGGCAGGTCTTGAACAGTTACTGGCCGAGGCGAACATTGTCTCGATCCACGTACCGCTCACCCCGCAGACCCGAGGCTTGTTCGGCACTGCCGAGTTCCAGCAGATGCGCCAGGGATCAATCCTCATCAATACCGCGCGCGGCGGGATCGTCGACGAACACCAGTTGGCCGCCTTCATGCGCCAGTTTCCCAGGCATATCAAAGCCGTCGCCATCGATACCTTTGTCCTTGAAAAAGACCGCTTCGACTCGCCATTGACCGCTATTGCCAATGCGCAATTGACGCCGCACATCGCTGGCAATACCACTACGGCAATCCGGACGGCGTCACGCCAGATCGTCGACAAGATCCACGCATTCAGTGCCGACGCCACCGCGCGTTAACCCACAGGACACAAGGAAGGCCACATTATGCAAACCTCTATTGTTACCCGCCTCGACGCCCTGAGTTGCACCGACCTCAGCGATGCGATGGACCGCCTGAAAATCGTTTGCCAGTGCACCGACATCATGCCTCTGGACCGGTCGTTCAACCTTACAGGCAAAGCCTGGACCCTGCGCTACGGCCCTATTGGCCTGGACGGCGGCTCGGTGGGTGACTACATCGACGACCTTGAGGCCGGCCAGGTGGTAGTGATCGACAACCAGGCGCGGCTCGACACCACCGTGTGGGGCGATTTGCTGACCTCTACCGCCGCCCGTAAGCAGTTGGCCGGGACGGTGATTGACGGTATCTGCCGCGATGTCGACCGTGCGTTGGAGCTTAACTACCCGATCTTTTCCCGGGGGAACTGGATGCGCACCGGCAAGGATCGCGTGCGTGTCGAAGCGATCCAGGCGCCCGTTACGCTGGGTGGCGTGCGGGTACAACCCGATGATTGGTTGCGCGGCGACGGTGACGGCCTGGTGGTGATTCCGGCCGGCTCACTGAGCGAAGTGCTGGAGGTGGCCGAAGAAATCCACCAGGCCGAAGAACATATTCGTGCGGCTATCGAGGCGGGCGTTCCTTTACGCAAAGCTCGCGCCGATTACGGCTACCACGCTTTGCAGACTCCGCGCCGCTGACTGGCCGACGACAGAAGCCGCCGCGGGTGCGGCTTCAATTGATGCTGGCCGGGGTGGCCAATATCACCGACCCGATTAAGCGGGACTGGGTCTTGCGCAATACGGACGTGGCGGAAATCTGGAGTGTTGGCCGCAAGATGAAACTCCGCCTCGGTGCGATTTTTGCAGCCGGTCGCTGCTGGATAAGGTGGGCAAAAACTAAAAATCCGATCAGTGCCTTGAAAATGATGAGCTGACTTTTGCTTGCTCACATCTCAATGCCGGATAGAGAGAAGTCAGGGCATGAGTACGACCAGACTATTTGGATTTACGCCCACTGGCCGGAAACAACCCTCTGATCACCCCAAGAAACGCCGCAAACAAGTTGATTGAAGTCGCCGTAGTGATGGCAATCAACACATTGTCCGAGAACGGCGCTTTACCCGAGTAATACGTCGACCAGCCATTCCACACCAGCAGGACCCCCCAGAAGATCACCCCGCACGCAGCGAACCAAAACGCACGCCCCGCATATTTCTTGCGCAGTTGCCTTTCAGCCTTCTGGTCTTTGAGGTTCTGGCTTCTTTCATCGTCGGTGCCTATGGCTTGCTCGCCACCGGCTTGGGTGTCCTGGTCAGGCCCTGCCACGGGGGGCAGGGTGAGTTCCAGGTTGTCGAGTTCTTCACTCACGGATGCGGCTCTTTGGGTGAATGAGTGCTGCCATGTCTTCCCAGTCAATAGCCGAACCGTCGGCGCCCTTGAGGGCCCAGGCTGTGCCGTCCTCGTGGGAAAGGTTGGACAGTTGGGTGCCGGACCATTTGCCGTATTTGTTAATGATCCGGTCAATCAAACGATGGGTGTAGGTATCGCTCTCAGGAACCCTCGGTGTTACGAAGACAATGTCTTCGGCGTCGGGCTTCAGGTTGCTGAGCAGTGCGGTCACCGGGCGATTACCGTAGGATTTCAACTCATGGTAAAGCGACGGGATGACCGGGCCATATTGCCAGCGGGCGAAGTGGTCATCCATCAGGGGCTGGTCCCGTTCGCGCAAATGCCAGGACTGTGTATAGAACAGCAGCTTCTGCAGCTTCATCGGGGTCAGGCCCGAAATCTTGCCTTCCTTCGCGCGTTCAATGAAGGCGTTAGCAACAGCTAGCGCTGAATAAGCCATGAGCACCTCCGTCGTTGCTGGCTAGGTGATTGAGGAGTTTTATACATAGCCCCTGAATTGTCGATAAGCAAGGGACGTTGACATCCGTGGCGTCTCAATCAGGCCGCCCGCAAGAGTAGTGGGTAATCAACTGTTTGCATATACAGTATTTTGTTTCATGGTAAACAGAATTGGCTGTTTAATGCATAAATATGCAAATTAGCATTTGCCAACTCCGAAAACTCCCGTCACTATCCGCGTTATGCAAAAACGCAACGTTTCTATCGTCTTAAGAGAGCTGCTGGATCGCGACCGAATCTCCCCCACGGAGCTTCACCGGCGCACCGGCGTGCCTCAATCCACACTGTCCCGGATCCTCAGCGGCAAGATCGTTGATCCGTCGGATAAACACATCTCGCGCATCGCCGAGTATTTTCGCGTGAGCACCGACCAACTGCGCGGGCGCGCTGCGGTGGGTGGGTTGCGCGATGACGGGCGCGACCCGATGCATTCGGAACTCAAGGACATAAGCCTGTGGGACGATGACACTCCCGTCAATGATGACGAGGTGTCGATCCCCTTTCTGCGCGAGGTTGAATTGGCTGCTGGATCAGGAAGATTTGTCATCGAGGAAAGCGAGAAGGCCAGCCTGCGGTTCGGCAAGCGTAGCCTGCGGCATAACGGCGTGCAGTTCGACCAGGCCAAGTGCGTGACGGTGCGCGGCAACAGTATGCTGCCGGTACTGCGTGATGGCGCCACGGTTGGCGTGAACGCCGGCAAGAGCGGCATTGGCGATATCGTCGATGGTGATCTGTATGCCATCAACCACAACGGCCAACTGCGGGTCAAACAGCTCTACCGCCTGCCTTCGGGAATCCGCCTGCGCAGCTTCAATCGTGATGAGCATCCGGATGAGGACTACAGCTTCCAGGATATCCAGGATGAGCAGATCAGCATTCTCGGGCATGTTTTCTGGTGGGGCATGTACGCCCGCTAACCTCCTCGCGTAAGACGAAACCCGCCCATGAGCGGGTTTTTTTTCGCCCGCAGAAAACCGCCAAACCCCAAGCCCGCAAGGCTTCAAATGCATCCGTGCATTTCCATAGCAAAAATAAATGCATTTGTGCATTGACTGTATATGCATACATGCATATTCTTCACCTCAAGCCAGCCAACAAGGCCTGGTGGAGGCGGCAAGGATGCTGCCAAGGAAGACAAGGAAGGCACGCAACATCGGCAAGGACGCCATCGAAGCGATGGCAGGGATGCCAGGCAACACCGGCAAGGATGCCGACGCTCTTTAGTTTCAACGCTTCAAAAACAGGCAGCGATGAACCGGCCTTGACGGTTCAGAGGGTTGGCAACTGACCCGGGTGTGCAGCGTAAAGCACCAGAAGCAGTTATCCGGCAGACAGGGATCGTGGTCGGAAAAACATTGAGGAAAGGACCGTACCGCGCCAGTAGCGCCGAAAGTCCGAGGACAGCATTACTGAAAAGCCCGGGCAACCGGGCTTTTTGGAATGCCTACCTATCGAAGCATGTGTAAATGAAATATGGATTATTAATTGCTCAGCCAGGAGGCGTGACATGACAAATGAACAGCAAGCGTTAGCGGAAATGCCTATCTGGCTGGTGATCGTATTGGCCGTGGTCGGCGGAGTGTCTGGAGAAATGTGGCGCGCCGACAAGGAAGGTGCCCGCGGTTGGTCGTTGATCCGTCGTCTGGCGCTGCGCTCCGGGGCCTGCATGGTCTGCGGGGTTTCGGCGCTGATGCTGTGCTACGCCGCCGGCATGTCGATCTGGACCGCCGGCGCCATTGGTTGCCTCACCGCTATGGCCGGTGCCGATGTGGCCATCGGCCTTTATGAGCGGTGGGCGGCCAAGCGCATCGGGATCAACCAAGGCTCCGGCCAGGACCCGCAGTAATTGTTGCAAGGACGCTACTCAAAATGACGCTTATCGAAAAGCCATCCCAACTGCCCCAGGCCGTGGGCGCTGCGCTGCATGCAGCCTTCCCGGACCTCAAGGTCGGCAGTCATCAGGACTTCCAGGGCGACACTGAAAAAACCGGTGTGCAGGTCACCGTCGAAGGCAATGGCCCGGGCATTCGCTCTCGCGAAGGGCGCAAGGCCCACGTGCTGAGCATCTCACTCAGGGCCATAGTCGCCCCCGGTGCATTGCCGTTCGATGCCTGCGACCTGGCCAGCCAACTGATGGACCTGGTGCTGGATAACCGTTGGAACCTGCCCCAGGCACAGTGCGATTTGCCCGCCAATATCGTCGCCGCTCCAGCTGTGCGCAGCACCCTTGATGCGGACTACGACACCTGGACGGTTTCCTTCACCCAAACCGTCTATCTGGGGCCGCCGTTACTTGAAGATCCTACAGGCCAGCCGCTGTTTGCCTGCACTTGGGACGTCTCCAACATCGACGACCCGGCCCAATACAAGCCACTGGCGGAGTAGCCCATGTTCGACGCGCTGTTACGCATGCAATTGGGACCGATCATCGAACGCCTGGCGGAAATGGAGAACCAACTCGAAGACCTTTACCGCCGCGCTGAAAGCTTTTGCCGGATTGGCATTTGCCAGCAGGTCGATGCGGCCAGCAATACCTGCCAGGTCAGCCACGGTGACTTGCTCACCCCAGCGATCCGCTTTTTCAATCCCAGCGCCGGTGCGCAAACCGAAACCCGCATTCCAACAGTGGGCGAACAATGTCTGTTGCTCAACTACGGGGGCGGGGAAGGCGGTGCGCAGTCCGTGGCCCTGTTTGGTCTCAACAGTGATCGTTTTCCACCGGTCTCCAGTGTTGCGACGCTGACCCGGCGTCGCCATCAAGATGGCACCCAAAGCGACTATGACGATGCCAGTCATACCTTCAATTGGGTCAATGGCCCCACCACCTTCAGCGGCTCCCGCGAACAAGTCGACGTCAAGGTCGGCGCCACCAGCCTGACCCTCAACGCCCAGGGCATCATCCTGCAGATCGGTGGCACAAGCCTGTTGCTGGATGCCGGCGGCGCGCACTTCAGCGGCCCGGTGGTGGACCATCAAGGACGACTCATCAGCCCCCGATAAGGACATCCCATGCTCGGAATCGAGAGGAACACCGGCGCAGCCGTCGATGACTGGCTGCAATTTGTGCAGCGCGCCACCCGAGCGCTGACCACCCCCGTGGGCACTCGGCAAAAGCGTCCGTTTTACGGCTCGCTGATCCCACAACTGCTCGGCCAGAATCATCGGTGATGACCTGCTGATCCTCGCCCAAAGCCACGCCGCCCAGGCGTTCTACAACACCCACAATGGCATCGACGATTTTGAACCCCAGGTCATCGTCGCCACCCGTCAAGGCGCCGGCCTGCTGCTGCGGTTTGCCGGCACCTGGAAAAACCGCCAACAAACCTTCGAGGTCGTGACATGAGCATGTTGATCCCCGGCCAGAACCAGCTGGCGGAACCGGCCATCATCAAGGTGGATGAGTTCGAACCGTTGCTCGCCGAGTTCAAGGCGTTTGTCATCGACTACGTTGCCAGCCGAGCTCCGCAAAGCGCGGCCAAACTCAAAGTCAGCCTCGACAACGAAAGCGAACTGCTGACCCTGGCCCTGGAAGCGTTTTGCGTGCGCCTGCAAACCCACGAGCGCAAATACAACGCGCGTATCAAGCAGATGCTCGCGTGGTGGGCCACCGGCAGCAACCTGGATGCGCGCCTGGCCGATATGGGTCTGGAACGCCAAGTGCTCGACCCTGGCGACCCTGCTGCTTTCCTGCCGGTACCGCCCACCCTGGAAAGCGACGACGACGCTCGCCTGCGTTACTACCTGGCGCCCCATGCTCCGGCGGCCGGCTCGCGGATGCAGTATCGCCGCGAAGTGTTCACCCTTGGCGAGCGTCCTGCGGTGAAAGTGCAGAGTGCGACGCCGGGAGTGGTGACTGTCATCTACACCTTCGATCCGGATGGTTATGCGGCCCAGGTCAAGGACGGCAACGCTCGACGCACCGCACCGGGCGAAGTCATGGTTACCGTACTTTCCAGGGAGGGCGACGGCACACCATCTGCCGACTTGCTTAACGGTGTGCGTCGACATTTCGCACGGCCTGATGTAAGGCCGGAAACCGATCTTGTCACCGTCCAGGGCGCTCAGATTCAACCTTACAAGATTCGCGTGGTGGCCAAGATCAACGCCGGCCCGGACTCGGGGCTGACCCAGGTAGCGGCGCAGAAACTGCTGCAAGACTACGCAGAGTCCTGCCATCGCCTGGAGGGGCGGGTTGACCCCAGCTGGATCGACTACGCCATCCACAGTGCCGGCGCTGCGCAACTGCAAATCCTTGAACCGTTGGCGCCGATTGTCAGCACCGCGTTCCAGGCGCCGTATTGCACAGGTGTCGAGGTGGAGGTGCGCACGCTATGAGTGAGCCTAAAGCGAGTTTGTTGCCGGCCAACAGTTCACCGCTGGAAAAGGCGTTGGACTTGGGCTTCGGCACGTTGCTTGAGCGAGTCACACCGCCGTTTCCAGCGCTGATGAATCCACTTCAAACCCCAAGCGAATTCCTCCCTTACCTGGCCGCCGACCGCGGCGTCAGCGAATGGGATGCCGAGGCCAGCGAGGCGGAAAAGCGCCTGACCGTGGCGTTGTCCTGGCAGATCCAGCGCCAGGCCGGTACGCCCAAGGCGCTGAGTCATGCGGTGGAGTCATTGGGTTTTACTCCCAACATCAGCGCCTGGTATCAGCAGCGCCCCTTGGGTGTGCCTTACACCTTCGACGTGCAGGCGATCATCGGGCGCAGTTGGTCCAGCGGTGATCACAACCGGCTGATCCGGCGTATCAATGCGGCCAAGAGTGAGCGCGACCAGGCGACGATTACCATCGTGCATGAGACCGAAGGTCAGCTTGCGCTCACGCAAGTACTCGACGCCCCTTTAAGCGACGGCGAGTTCTATCTAAACGGCGCGCTGCCGGAATTGGCGCTGATTGCCCGGTTAAACAGTGCCGGGGTTGCCCAGCACTACACCATTAACGACTACGACCTCAGGGCGCAGCCATGACAGATGAAATCACGCGCCTGGTGCGCTTCACTTCCAAAGGTTTGGATGAAGTGCTGCAGGCAAAGAACCAAGGCCTCAAAGGCGAAATCACCCATATCGGCGCCGGCACTGGCCGCTATACCCCCGACGGCACAGAAGTGGCCTTGCGTGACGAGCGCCAACGGGTGGCCATCGTCGATTACGAAGACCTGGGCGAGCGCCAACTCAGGATGGCCGCGCTGTTTGATGGCGACGGTGAGTATGAGATTGGCGAGTTCGGTTTTTACCTCGCCAGTGGGACTTTGCTGGCGGTGTATTCCGTGGCGGGGAAGTTGCTGACGTATAAAGCGGCGGCGGCGCGAGTGCTGCAGAAGTTTACGCTGGATGTTTCGCCGTTGCCGGCGGATAGCGTGACGATTGTGGTGGGGAGTGAGAATTTGAATGTGCTATTGACTGATGAAATTGCGGCCTTGTCGGCCGCGAGTATAGACAATATGGCACGCGGTGTAGGGGTTCTATTTCGGGTGATGGAAGTCGAAAAGAAATAGAGCGTTTTTAATTGATTTTACATGACGCTCTCCAAGCGTTTAGGAGCCTTAATTTGAGTACTGAACAGCAACTTGCTGCCGTCGTTAGTGCGGCAAATAACTTGACTAACGTTATTACCGGAAAAGTCGGAGAAATTGACAAGGCGATAGCGGATGCCCGCTTGGCGTATGACGCTCAATTGGCGGAGTTGAAAAATAGACTCCCAAGGTTAGCGGTCACCAAGAACTTCAATCTTTCCCCCAATGCCGACGGGACACTGATTGAAAACTGGGGGATTCATGCAGAAGTGACACCCACTAAGTTGCGAACTATCACCCCTGTCTCTCAAGCGGCCGGACGCCCGCAGGCTGATGTGGATTTCATGCTTCAGGTGCAGGCAGATGTGCGTGAACAATATCCAAACTTTGAAATCAGGGCGAGCGACTATTGGCGCACGTTTGTATATCTGTGGCAAATGAAATGGTCGGTTTCAGGCGTTAGTCCTTGGCTTGCGTTCCCTTACACGGTCGATATGGCGCTCGCGAATGGCTCTGGTGCAGTACCGCAGAACTCCTACCTGACGGTAGGTGCCTTCGTGCGTCTTTTGGAAGGTAACGTGTCTGGAGCATGGAGTAATGGCGTTGAGAAAGGCAAATGGCGCTGGTGTTCCAGTGTCATTTCTCCTACGGAATTGTTTGGTAGTTATTACCATCTGCACCCGATGCGCACCTCATCAACTGGCGTTGTTGAGGTGATGCTGGCAGGGGCTTGCACAGGCGTTGTAACCAACCCAGGTGACTGGGGCACGATGTTGGCTCTAGGCTGAGGAGAGAATATGAAACCACAATTTATACCTGCGGAACTCCATCCGATTATCAAGTGGGAAATGATTCGTAAGGCAAGGGATCAAGACTTGTCGGCGAGTGATTATGCAGCAATGCCAGACTATCCGATGCTCGACAGTCACAAGCTCATATTTGCTGAATATCGCCAGAAGCTGCGTGATATTCCAGATCAGGGAGACGATCCAGACACAGTACTCTGGCCATCCAAACCCGATTTCCTAAAGTAACTGACAACCGCGAAAGCGGTTTTTTTTCGCCTCCCCAAAGCCCCTCCTCGCAGGGGCTTTGGCGTTCCACACCCGGAGAATTCACTTATGTCTGATCGTCAAACTTACACCGTCCTCATCCCATTCCCCATCGGCAACGGCCATTGGTCCACCGCCGGCGAGGAACTGGAACTGCTCGACGTCGAAGCATCCGCCCTACGCACCGCTGGCCGCCTGGAACTGACCAGCGTCCTCAATTCCACCCCCAAGAAGGCTGAATAACCATGGCAGAAGTCCTGAACTTCGAGCACAACGGCATCACTGTGAATGCCACTGAATCCCCCGAGGCCATGGGTGGCCTTGGCGATAACGTGATCGGCCTGGTTGGCACTGCGCCGAATGCCCACGCATCGATCCCGAAAAACGCGCCGTTCCGTATCAACAGCTTCACCACCCAGGCGTTGCTGGACCCTACCGGCACCGAGTCGGGCACCTTGTTCCAGGCCGTGTACCAGATCCTCAAAGTGGTCAAGGTGCCGGTCTATGTGGTCATCGTCGAAGAAGGCGCCACCCCGGCCGATACGATCAACAATGTGATCGGCGGCAACGACCCGGTCACCGGTCGCAAGCTGGGCCTGGCGGCCCTGAGCAGCGTCCCGGAAGACCTGACCATCATTGGCGCCCCAGGCTTTACTGGCACCAAGGCCGTGGCCGGTGAATTCGCCTCCTTCGGCAAGCGCATCAAGGCCCGTGTGGTGCTGGATGGCAAGGATGCTTCCGTTGCAGACCAAGTTGCCTACAGCGGCGAGCTGGGCGGGGCTGACCTCGGTTTCGACCGTTGCCTGCTGGTGCACAACATGCCGTCGGTGTATTCCAAGGCCGCGAAGAAAAACGTATTCCTGTCGCCATCCTCGTTGGCCATCGCGGCATTGGCCAAGGTCAAGCAGTGGGAAAGCCCGGGCAACCAGGTGACCTTCGCCGAGGACGTTTCACGCGTCGTCGAGTACAACATCCTCGACACCTCCACCGAAGGCGACCTGCTCAACCGCTATGGCGTGAGCTACTACGCCCGCACTGTTCTCGGCGGTTTTTCGCTGCTGGGCAACCGTTCCATCACCGGCAAGTTCATCAGCTATGTCGGCCTGGAAGATGCCATCAGCCGCAAGCTGGTCAAGGCCGGCCAGAAAGCCATGGCCAAGAACCTCACCAAGTCCTTCATGGACCAGGAGGTCAAGCGCATCAACGACTGGCTGCAAACCCTGGTGGCCGACGAAACCATCCCCGGTGGCAGCGTGTACCTGCACCCGGAATTGAACAGCGTCGAGAAGTACAAGAACGGCACCTGGTTCATCGTTATCGACTACGGCCGCTACGCGCCGAACGAACACATGGTTTATCAACTCAACGCCCGCGATGAAATCATCGAGCAGTTCCTGGAGGACGTTCTCTAATGTTTACCAACCGAGTCAGACAGGCCATCGCGGCCACCCTTCAAGGCCTGCCGTTGTCCGCAACCGTGGAAGAGTTCACCCCGCCGAAGATCGAGTTCGAGATGGAGCCCATGTCCGGCGGGCGTTTCATCGCCGAAGAAATGGCCAAGAGCGGCAAGGTGCTCAATGCCACCCTGGTCCTCCAAGGTGCCGGCCCGGAAATCATGCTGGCCCTGGGCGTGCGCATGGGTGACGACATCCTGCTGAACGTGCGGGAAGCCGGCCAGGACCAGGACGGCAAGACCTACTTCATCTACCACACCGTCGGCGGCAAGCTCAAATCCCTGGATGAAGCGAAGCTGAAGATGGGCGACAAGGCGCTCACCACGCTGGAACTGTCCTGCCGTACCTACAACCGTCTGGAAAATGGCATTTCGGTGATCGACATCGACGTGCGCACCCAGAAGTTCGTGCTCAACGGCGTCGACATTCTTGGCGATGCGCGCCGCGCCGTACTGATGCCTTAAAAAATGACCGCAATCTAAGGCAGGCTCGGTCAATGTGGGAGTCGGGCTTGCCCGCGATGCAGGCGACTCGGTGTGTCTGGAGCACCGAGTTGATGCCATCGCAGGCAAGCCTGCTCCCACAGGGACCGCGTTCAGATCTGGATTTTCGGTACTTTTCAATACCGTTCAACAAGGAATTGCCCCATGGCCTGGATGCCACCGTTGCATACCCTGCTGGCTCCGATCACCGCCGACACCGGCGCGACGATCCAGCAGGTTCAGCTCAAACCGTTGTTTTACGCCGCGCAAAAAGACGCGCTGGCCCGGGCCGGTGATGACGAGGACGATCAGTTTTTCGAACTGGCGAAACTCGCCACCGGCCTGTCGGAAAAAGAGCTCGACCAGCTCAAGCGCCCTGACTACGTAAGCATTGCCCAGTACGTACACGAGATGTCGACGCGCCCGACGTCGTTCTTCCTGAATGCGGATGAAGCGACGCTCTACGACCAACCCGTCCAATTGCTATTGCCCCTGGACGCAGCCGGCCGAACCCTGACCGAACTGCCCCTGGAAATGCCCGCCCTGCGCGCCACCAAAGTAATGAAAAAGCTCGCCACCAATAAAGAGCGCGCCGAGTTCATCACCGCCCATTGCACCGGCCTGATGATCCCTGACCTGGCCGGTTTGACCGTGCCCGACTGGACGGAACTGCAGGAGCGCATCGACGATTTTTTAAATCAACCGGCGGACTTCTTTCGCAGCGCGATATCGAGGTAATCCTCGATGTGGTGCCGCTGATCTACTCGGTCAATGAGGCGGAGATCCTCGACTGGGACGCCGGAAAAGCATTGCGCCGCTACGACATTGCGATCACTCGCCTTGGCGTTAAACAGGAGTAAGCGGGATGCAGGACAAGTATTCGCTCGCATATGCCATGGTCAAGGATGGCCAGGGTGTATTCAGCAACGCAGGCGGCGCGAAGGGTGCCGATAGTGTTAACCCGGGCCCGTTGGCATTTGAAAGTCATGCAGAGGCGGCGCCATTGTCCTCGATGGGCCTGGAGCTGACCAATGCCGGCTTGCAACTTCAGGGTCTTTCGCTGTCCTTGGGGTTACTGCGCGATAGTGTGGACGCGCTGCAAGCCTCCTTGCCGCAGCTTAAGGCGATGGGCGTTGAACCGTCCAAAACCGAAAAACGCAGCGACCAGGCGACAACCACCGAAGTTACGTCGAGCACATCGCAAGAACTGCGGCTGATCCGTGAAGCCATGACGCTGCGCGAGGTAAAGAGCCTCGATCCGGTCGCGGCCTTTCAACAATCGTTTGCTGCGCCAGCCATCAAGGAAAAAACCATAGCGCAGCTGCGCGAGGCGTCCTCAAAGAGTGAGGAGCGGCTCTCTACGACGCTCAAGCCGGCACCGGTACTCTGGGAAGACGTGTGGCTTCAGAAAAAGACCGAAGTGATGGATGGAGCCAACGCCTGGGCCAGCACATCGCCGGCAGCCGCCACCACTGTGAAAACCGCTGAGGCGGTGATTCTGCCGGTATTTTCACCGGTGGTTACCGGCTTTTTCTCGGGTTTGGGAGACACGATCAAAAGTCGGGTGACGAGCAATGTGGTCGACGTGACGCTGGGCAAACTGCCTGGAGTGGTTGGCAAACTGTTCAAGAGCGACGGCTTTAAAAAGGATCAGCCATGCTGCTGCGCCACTGCAACCCAAGCCTCACTGAGCAGTCGCCGCTCCAGTCGCAGAGGCTCTTCTACCAGGAAAAAGGGAAGCAATAGGCCCAAGTCGCAGAAAAACCAGAAGGCGCGGAACGCGCAGAAGAAACAGCAAGCGCAGAAGAAACAGGCGTCTGTGGCGAGGCCGGCGTTTACAAAGCGGGCACCTGTGAAAAACGCTGGGGTGATGTCGACGCTGCGCAGTCTGTCTGAGCGCTTCATCAAACCCTTATTCCCGGCGCAGTCCAATGGTTTCCATGCCGGAGCACCCGTGCAAGGTTTGCAGCCGCGTGGTGCCCAGGTCAATGACCGAACGACTCACACTGATGTGCGTCATTCGATCCCAAGTAGAACCCCAGGGCTGATTGAAGCCTTGGAACGCAGGGGACTGCCCGTGCCTTCCGAAGCCCGCGCAACGACCCAGCCTCACGCACAGGCCTTGAGCCATGAGCGTTCAGCCTTGCCTGTGGTGACTCCCGCGCCAAAAATACCGGCTTCCGGGCTGTTGGGTGTGATGAGTAAGCTGGAGTCTGCCGGCGCCCGTCGCCTTGGCCCGCTGAAGTATGTCGACACCGCCGCGGATGTGATCCAGGGCGTACGCACTGGCGACGCCAAGGCTGTCGGTACCGGTCTCAGCACCGCCGGTGGCGCCTGGGCGGGAGCATCCGCCGGCGCCGCGCTCGGCACCCTGGTTTTCCCAGGTATCGGCACCGCAGTCGGCGGCGCCATCGGTGGCTTGCTGGGCAGCGAAGCAGGCAGTTGGCTGGGTGACAAACTGTTCAGCTCAAATGATCGCCTGCCCGCACCCAATGCACTGAGCAAGGAGCTCAACAGTGCCCGCACCGACAACGTCCAGGTCACGATTGCACCGAGTATCCAGATCACCGGTGTCAACCCTGCCGATGCCCAGCAGGTCGTCAACCAGGTGATCCAGGCCCTGCAGTTTCAATGCATACCTATGGTCACCGACTCCCTGGGTATCCGGCGCAACGCGGCACTGGCCGATCCTTCAGGAGGTGATTGATGCGACAACAAATGATACTCGGCGACTTTATCTTTGGCTTGTCCCGCGGCTTTGCCTATTCGTCGTTGATCCGCAACAGCGACGGCGGCTGGAGTGACCTGGCGATTATTGCCAGCAAGCCCCAGTCGCGGCAGAACGGCCAGAAGCTGGAAAAGCTCACGTTCAACGGTACAGCCATGTACGCCACCGGTATGCAGCGCCTGGACGAACTGCGCGCGCTGCAAAATGCGCGGGCGCCTTTGCCGTTGGTCGATGGCATCGGCCGTAATTGGGGCCTGTGGCGGATCAATTCGGTGGTGGAAACCCAAAGCAACGTGATCGATGACGGCACCGCCATGGTCATGAGCTGGACCCTGGAACTGGAGGAATTCGTCAATGCGTAGAGTGCGAAGTATCGCCGGTGATTCGGTCAACCTGTTGCTCTATCGCGAGCTGGGGCGTTGCGACGACTCGGCGGAAGAAACCCTCTGGCGCTTGAACCCCGAACTGGCTGAATACGGTCCGCTATTGCCGGCTGGCGTATGGGTGATTGTGCCTGAGATGCAAGCCAGGCCGGCGGCCGTGCGTCCCGTGCTGGCGTGGGATTAAGGAGGCTGCATGGCACAGGGATTTACCCCGATCGTAGAGTTCTACGGCGCCAACGCGGCGCTGCTCAATCAACGCCTGATGCATTGGAGCCACACCGACGCTGGCGGTATCCAGACTGACCGCCTGGAATTGACCCTCAATATCGAAGGGCTGGAGGGGTTGCCCAGCCTGAGTGGCAAGATCGGCCTGCGCGTCGGTTACCAGGAAACCGGCTTGGTGGAAAAAGGCGAGTTTGTCGTCACCCAACGCACCCCGGTGCTGTTTCCGATGCGCCTGATGATCGTGGCCACGGCAGCGCCCTTCAGTGAGGTGGATAAGAGCGGATATCGCCAGCGCCGCTCCGCCAGCCATGGGCCGACGACATTGGGGGCATTGTTTCGGCAACTGGTCAGCCGCCATGGTTTTTCACCGCGAGTGGCACCGACGCTGGACGGCATTGCGATTGCGCACATCGACCAGTCCAATGAAAGCGACATGGCCTTCATCACTCGCCTGGCCAAGCGCTACAACGCGGTCACCAAGCCGTTCAATGAACTCTATGTACTGGCCGAAGCGGGGCAGGCCAAGTCACTCTCCGGCCAGCTACTGCCGCCAGTGAAATTATCGGTGACCGGGGACAACCGGCCCGGTGAGCACGCCTTCATTACCGCCAAGCTCGACGAGAAAGCTCGCTCAAAATACATGGGCAGCCGCGTCAGCTGGTGGGACGCCGCCGCCGGCAAACAGCGCCTGGTCCAGGTCGGGATTGCCCCGTTCAAGACCTTGCGCCAGCGCTGCCAGAACGAAGCCGAAGCCCGCGCCGTGGCCGAAGGCGAACTGCGGCGGGTGGGCCGTGAAGGTTTGAAGCTGCAGATCGATTGCCCAGGTAACCCGTTGCTCGCTGCCGAAGGCTTGCTGGTGCTGGATGAGACCTGGCCTTCGTACATGCAGGGGCGCTGGTCGATTACTCAAGTGACCCACGTTGGCGACCCGGCGACGGGGTATCGCAGTTCGATCATGGCCAGTGGATTGGCGTCTTAGGCGCGGGCAGAAGAGGGAGCTTGAGTTCGTGTATCACTGAAAGCTCGAGCTCAAGAAGGAGGGATGCATGGTTCTATCTGAGCAACAGCTGGTTAAAGTACTACCAAACTCCCGCCTTAAAGCGGGAGCTTTCATTTCGGCGTTAAACACGGCGATGTCCCATCACCAAATCACCACACCTGAACGCACTGCGGCATTCCTCGCCCAAATCGGCCACGAATCTGCTCAGTTGCTCTATGTGCGAGAACTGGGTAGCGATCACTACCTGAGCAAATACGACACCGGTACCCTGGCCGCTCGGCTGGGCAACACGCCCGAGGCGGATGGCGATGGCCAGAAGTATCGGGGCAGGGGGCTTATCCAGATCACGGGGCGTCGCAACTACCTGGCCTGCAGCCGAGCGCTGTTCGGCGATGATCGCCTGCTGCTGCAACCGCAATTGCTGGAGCAACCGCAATGGGCTTGCGAATCGGCAGCCTGGTTTTGGCAGAGCAACGGTTTGAATGAACTGGCCGACAGGGACCAATTCACCGCTATCACTCGGCGTATCAACGGCGGTCTCAATGGCCTGGATGAGCGTTTGCGCTTGTGGGCGCGGGCCAAGGCGGTGTTATGCATCTCCTAAGTGCGTTGCGTTTGATCGGCGTGTGTCTGCTCATGGCGTTTGTTTGGCAGGTCCAGGCTTGGCGATATGGTGCGCAGCTTGAGCTGCAATCAAGCACCCATGCTCAAGTGCTGAACCAGCAAAGGCTGGCAGCACAAAACCAACGCCAGGCTCTGGAGCAACAGCTCAACGTCAACGACCGCCAACACATCCAGGAGTTGAACGATGCCCAACGCAACCAAGCTGCTCTGCGTGACCGTCTGGCCACTGCTGATGTGCGGTTGTCAGTCCTTCTCGACGCCGTTGATTCCGCCAGTGGCTGTACAGTGCCAGCCACCACCGCCCCCGGCAGCCTGGTTCATGCAGTCCCGCGAGCCCGACTTGACCCGGCGCATGCTCAGCGAATTATCCGCATCACCGACGACGGCGACAGCGCCCTGATCGCCTTGCGTGCTTGCCAGGCGTATGTGCAGGCCGTCGCGCGTTAG